CGACGCGAGCGTGGTGAACAGCAGGGCAGGCGTCGCGACGAAGAAGACGAGCCGACCGAGTACGAACTGTCCTTGGCTACCGAGGGTGCCGAGGCGACCGAGGAGATACCCGACCGCGATGACGACAAAAATGACGGTGAATCCAGCGATGACACCTGACACGTTAGCGTTGACCTGCACTTAAAGACGAACCATGGGTCGATTCCCCGTGGTCGGTCCCGGACCGGTCCCGCCCCAGCGCATTGTCGAGGGACGCGCGAGTCCGTTCGTCCTCGCCCGGCCAAAGGTGCGAGTACACGTCTAGCGTCATTTGCGCGTTGGAATGTCCGAGACGCGCCTGAACAGTTTTCACGCTGGCATTGGAGTAGATCAGTGTCGAGGCATAGAAATGACGGAAGCTGTGCCAGGTCACCCACTCCTCTAAACCAAGTCGAACCCGCAGAGCTCTAATCGCGTACGCGATTGTCGAGGCTGTCCACATCGTGTCGCGGGATGTCCTGAAGATTGGCATCGAGCGATCACTGCAAGGACGATCGGCGAGTTCGGCGGCCAAGGCTTCGATCGCGGCGTCGGGTAGCGGGAGCACCCTTTCCGAGGATGGTGTCTTCAGAGGACCCCATTCGAACTCAGAATTGACTGCCGAACCCTGCTCCGTGATGTATGCCTCCCGCCGCAGAAAGTTGACGGAGGCGATCCGTAGGCCAGCAATCTCACCCGCTCTCAGTCCCGTGCATGCACCGACAATGATCATGCGTCCGAGTGTTGGATGGGCTGGGACGGAGGCTTGCCCAGCCTTGACGCCTTCATTCGCAGCGCGAGACATGTCAAGGATTTGCGACGAGGTGAGCAACTCGTCATGGGTGACCGAATGGACGGTCCTGCGCTTTCCTTTGATCGCGTTCGTCGTCGGGGACTTTTGGATCAATTCGTCTTGGACGGCCATCGACAAGCAACCAGATAGCTGACCCAGCCAAGTAGATGCAGTAGTTTTTGCTACTCCTTCGCATCCGCGGACCCACGATCGCCCGTGTTCCAAGGCGTGCATCCAGTCTCGAATGTCAGGCGGTTTGATCGAATTGATTGGAGTTCGGTCAAGCCTGCCGAGGTTTTTCCCAACAGTGCGTCGAACACGAGCGGTGCCGGCCGATCGTGCACTGTCCACATATCGTTGCCAGTATTCGCCGAGCGTGATTAGTCCTGCCTGGGGATCGATCCATTCGCCGCGTGCGACTTCTCGTTCTCGTTCTGCAGCCCACTTCTTTGCGTCGCGTTCGAAGTCGAAAGTTTTGCTGCGTTCGACTCCATCACTTCCGACGTACCGCGCAACCCAGCGGACTTTTCCGCCGCGGACCCGCTTTTGCGGTTTCATGATGTTCTCCTATTTGGTACGGCGTTGCAGAGCGAATTGCATCTCCCTGGGACCAAAGATGCGGGTCCTTTGCGTTGATAGAGATCTCGCCATACGTGAACCAGCCTGGGAAGAACTTCGAGTTGATGCGCAATGGCTCCAACATGTGAGCCGTGTTCTTTCTCGGCCGCGGCATAGGTTTCGTTGGTAATCAGCAACCGAGCCGCGTATTCGTCTGCTTGCCGCTCTTGCTTCGCGGTTTGTTCATCGTCATACGAGCACAGATGGCCATGATCGGCATGGCCCAATTCGTGGCCTAGTGCTGTTCTCACGTCGGCTCGAGGCATTCCCGATCGAAGGACGATGCATCGATGAGAATGGTAATAACGCGAAGGTTCATGCTCCGGCAGATCTCCCTCGACGACAATTAGGCCCGCCGCCGCCGCTGCCATGTAGAGATTCATCACCTGTCGGCGACTCCTGCCTGCTCGTGGTTATGGGAAGTAGTCGTGATCAGTGACATCTTGGCCAGGATCACGTTCGTCCTTCGTCATCGCCACGTAGGGCAGGTCTTTGAGCTCGTCAAGCGTGGGAGGTTGATTCTTGGAAGTCAACTCTCTGACATTGTCGTTGACATCGGCACTTCGGACGCTGGAGATTCGGCGTCCCATTTTTCCTGCGCGTTCGCGGAAGTAGTTCGGCTCTAGTCGTTTTGCCAGTTCGATCGCGAGTTCACCGTCGGTGGCGGCTTCAACGAGCTTCGCTTCAGGATCGTCAAGGAAGTCCATGACCTCTTTGACTGTCACGTAGTCGAGGTCTGCGAGCGCCTGGACAGGACTTGCTCCGCACGCTCGCGCGATCGCGATGATGTCTTCGGCCGGCATGCCTTCTTGCAGCCTGCGTGTGACGGTCGTTCGCGAGACGCCCAGGATCTCTGCGATCTCTTCGGCGGTGATGCGCCGCTTCGTGACCTCTTTGATCCAGTCTCTGATGTCTCCCATGTCGAACACCGTAGCGTCATTTTTGACGCACCACAAGACGCACACCTGCGTCAATGGTTCATGATCGCACCAAAGTGGGAGTTACATCCTTGCCATTACGACGCAGATGATCCATAGTTGGCTCATCCCAAAGCAAGGAGATGCCAAATGGCTCATTTTCGAATCAGTTTGGACGAGCTAGAGCGGGTGAAACGGCGTCATCGGATCGCATCCCAGGTCAAACTCGCCGACGTCACCGGAGTATCGCGTTCCACCTGGACTCGGGCCATTCGGGACGGAGAACCGTCCCGTCAGGTACTTGAAGCACTGGCCCGGCTGGGTGCTGATCCCAGCAAGGTGCTAGTGCTCGATGACGCTGCGCCCGAAAGGATTTCAGCATGACTGCCGCGCAAACGCATATGTCGGTCAAGGCGATTGCAGAGCGCTGGAACTGCGATCTCACGGCGGTTTACAGGCAAGTTAAGGCGAGGAAGCTGCCAGCTCTGAGGGTCGGCAACATCATTCGCATTCCTATCGCAGCGATCGAAGAATTCGAGGCCGCGAACACCACGGTTCCTGATAGTTCGCGGCCAGTTCGACGCCGAACGTCCAACCAAAAAGCCGCCAGCTGATGCAACAGCTGACGGCCCTCGAAACCCAAGCAAGGAATCTGATGACTGACCATACTGCACAACTCGCCACCATCCCAGTTGCCGGCACCGCGGGAATCCTCGGCGCCAAGGTAGATGGGAAGGCGATCGCAGCGTTCCGCCCGATCGTCGAAATGCTCGGGATGGCCTACTCAGCGCAGCTCCAGAAGCTGAAGTCAAAGTCATGGGCAGTTGTGTCGAAATTCGACACAACTGGTGCAGACGGCAAGACCTACGAGATGGTCGGCGTTGACCGCAAGACACTGACGATGTACCTCGCCACCCTTGATGAGAACCGCGTCAAGGGGGAGATTCGACCAGTCTTGGTTGCACTTCAGTCGGAGGCGGCCGATGCATTGGATGCCTATTTCCATGAGGGCGGTGCGCTTAACCCGAACGCTACGGTCGATCAACTCGACGCTCTTGCGACGAAGGCAGCGCAACGGCTCCAGTTGCTCTCCCTTGCCAAGGGGATGGTCGACGACTCCTGGCTTGAGACCAAGGTTCGTCATCAGTTGGCAGTTGGGCTCGGAGAGGAGCCGGATATTGAACCGCTCAAGCGAACCCTGACAGTGTCGGACTTTCTTGATGGTAAGGGTGTGAATGACCGGGGGCAGCGCAAGTTCGCGTCATCGATGGGTGCCCTGGTGAAGAAGTCGTACCGGGAGTTGCACAACAAGGAGCCAGGTCAGGCGATCCGGTTCATTAACGGTGCTGACCGGCCCGTCGCGGCTTACACCGAGCGCGACCGTGCGCTATTCGAAAAAGCTTGGGCGATACTCGGATCTGCGATCGAGCCCGAGTTTTTCACGAAGGGATTGGTTGCCTCATGACTGAGCGGGAGCTTGCTGACAATCGGGATTCGATGTCGTTGGCGGAGCGTGTTGAGGCTCGTCGGGTGCTGGATGAGGCTGCGGGCGTCAAGTATGGCTCGCTGCCGGAGCAGGGCTTGAAGCGTTTGGCTCGGATCTTGGGCCCTGGCCTGCGTCGGATCAGTGATCGGAAGGAGGGTGATGATGGAAGTCAAGGTTAATGAGGACCTGCTCCGTTCGGTGATGGACCACATTGTGACGTGGCCGAACTTGTTGGATCAGCAGCAGTGGCGCAATGGCACAGCCAGGGATTTCGCTGGTTGGACGGCTGAATTGTGTGGGGCTGTGTGGGTTTCGCATTCGTTGGACACTGGTCGGGTTGAGACGGTTACTGGTTCGCATTGTGCGGCGTTTGTTGTTCGGTCGCAGTCGGGGGAACTCTGGCACGTGGAGGATTTCGCTCGTGTCTCGCTCGGACTGACTGACACGGCCGCCGATGATCTGTTCGCTGGCTGTAACACGATCACCGAACTGCGTGAGATGGTCGAGAACCTCTGCGATTTCGGCACCACCTACGATGCCGCACCGAAGACGCAGGCGGAGGTGACGGCGCCGTGAACGCAGAGAAGATGCTGCAACTTGCTCGTGAAATCAAAACTCTCGACGACCAGATCGAATGCCCTCAAGCGCCGCGAACCACCAAACAGCACATGGCTTTACTGGAACAGGTACGAGGTCGCGCTGTGGCTCTCGCCTCTATCGTCGCCTGACTCTCTTGAACTCCCGGTGGTGTCACCACTGTAAGACCGTCGCCCGGTCCAGATGGCCGGCACCCTAGGCGCCACCGGGCCCCAATCTTCCCACCATCCATTTTCTCCTGTGAAGGACATTTCGTGATGACCCATACCCAAAACACGCCCCTCGACGTCGTCGGATACGTCGGCCGCCACCGTGCCGACGACGCGATCTTCAAGACCGCCGACGCCGCTCACGACGAACTTGTTGAGGAAGCAACAGAACTCACTTTCATCGAGCAGGTCCGGATCAACGTGTGGACGATCGTGATCCTCACGCTGCTTGCCGGGTTCGTCGGTGTCGTCCTGTGGTTGATCGCGGTGACCGCATGAGCCCACACGATCCGCTGCAGGATCCCGTGACCCGCGACGACTGGTACGACACTGAACCTGGCTTGTTCGACCTCGCTGACCACCACTACGACCGCTTCAAAGATGTGAACGGAGAACAGAATTGAAATCCTCAGCTCGGCTTCCTTTGCAGCGTGACGAGAAGTTGTGGGAAGCGTTCAAGGAAGACCGTGATGCGTGTCAGCGTCGTTCTGGTTCGGGGGTGGGTCGGCGTCGTACGTCGCGGCCTACGAATTGCGTCGAGTGTCAGCGCCCGATGCGTCCGTCGAAGGCGTTGCTTGCTGACTATCCGAACACGGTGCGGCATCACAGCCGCGGGATTTGCGGGACGTGTGCCCACCGAAACAGGAAGGCGCCCCAAGCATGAACACAGCTCAGGTGGTGGAAGCCATCCAGGAAATCGTCAAACGTGATGCGGAACTTACTCGCGAACTTGAGCGACTTTCGAACTGGCACAGCTATGACGGGCCCGCTCTGCACGCTCGTGACGAGTTCCGGCGCAGCACATTCGAGCGCCTACTCGCTCTGGCATCGGAGGCGGTGAAGTGACGCATCTCGAATTGGGTGTGGACCCATTCTCCGAGGAGTGCCTTCCCGCAGAACCTGATCCCTTCCACGAATATGACCCCCGCGACGACCTTAAGGACTGGCAGAAATGAGCATTGGAATGAACGAAACGAACCGCGGCCTCCGAGTCGTCAAGCTCTCGGCCGAGAACTACAAGCGGCTGTCGGCAGTCGAGATCACGCCCGACCTGGATGCTGCAACCGTCACGATCGCCGGCCGCAACGCCCAGGGTAAGTCCAGTGTCCTCGATGCGATCTGGGCGGCATTGTCGAACACTGCTGCTGCACGAGGTACGACCACCACACGCCCAATACGTGACGGGGAGAAAACAGCTCGCGTCACTGTGGACCTGGGCGACATCATCGTCACTCGTAAATGGGAAGGCGACAAGAACACTCTGATTGTCGAGTCGGCAGACGGCGCACGCTTCCCGTCCCCGCAGAAGATGCTTGACGATCTGATCGGTCGACTGTCGTTCGATCCGCTGGCTTTCGCATCCTTGCCTGCGAAAGCACAGCAGGCCGAGTTGTTGAATCTCGTGGAACTGCCGTTCAATCCGGTTGAACTTGCGGCAAAACGTAAGGGCCTGTTCGACCAGCGTGCCGACATTGGACGCGAGGGGAAGCAGCTCAAGGGCCAACTCGATGGCTATCCGCTACCTGCAGCCGATCTGCCTGAGACTGAACTGTCAGTCTCGCAGCTTGTTTCCGAATTGCGGGCAGCGCAGGGGCAGGAGCAGGCGAGGGTGGACGCTGAGCGTGGCGCTGAGCGTGCGGCCCGCGTCATCGCAGAGGCTGAAGAAACGTTGAAGATCGCGCGACGTGACCTCGAAGTCGCACAGGAGCGCCTGACTGGATTGCCTGAGATGCGAGACCTGGCAGCCAGCCTGTCCGCCATCGAGACGCAGATCGACAACGCAGAATCCATCAACAACTCGGTGCGCACCGAAGCTGAGCGGAAGCGCATTGAGGAGAAATCCAACGCGAAACGCGTCGAATACAAGTCCCTCACATCGCAGCTCGAGGAACTCGACAAGTCGAAGTCCGAGGCTCTGTCGAACGCCAAGTTCCCTGTTGACGGGCTCGGTTTCGATGACGACGGCGTGACGTACAACGGTGTGCCATTCGCGCAGGCTTCCTCGGCTGAGCGGCTCCGAGTGTCGGTGGCGATGGCTATGGCTCTGAATCCGAAGATCCGCGTTATCCGCATCGCAGACGGATCGTTGCTCGATTCCGAGAACCTCGCGGTCATCGAGGCGATGGCCGCTGAGCAGGGATTCCAGGTCTGGATCGAAGTCGTGGACGAGACCGGCGCGATCGGCGTTGTCATCGAAGACGGGGCGGTGAAGGAATGAGCGTTCTGATTGAACTCCCTGACCTAGCGCAGGGCACGGACGAATGGCACGACCAGCGGCGGGGGATTGTCACGGCATCTGTTGTCGGGCAACTCGTCACGACAAAGACGCTCAAGCCAGCCAGCAACGACGTATCGCGCGGGCTCACCAGGCTTCTCGTGGCCGAACGCATCACTGGTTGGACCGATCCGATGTACGTGAGCGATGACATGCTGCGTGGCATCGAGGATGAGCCGAAAGCGCGCGACAAGTATTCCGAGCACTACGCGCCGGTGACCGAAATCGGATTCATGATCCGCGAAGACCACGACGTGAAGATCGGTTACTCCCCGGATGGTCTGGTCGGTGACGATGGGCTGATCGAGGTGAAGTCGCGCCGGCAGAAGAAGCACCTGGAAACGATCCTCGCCGACGAACCGCCTGCCGAGAACCTGGCGCAAATGCAGTGCGGACTACTGGTATCCGGTCGCGAATGGTGTGACTACATCTCGTATTGCGGAGGCATGCCGCTCTGGGTGAAGCGTGTCTTTCCTGACCAGCGCTGGTTCGACGCCATTCTCGCTGCAGTCGATGCCTTCGAAGAGAACGCCGCCGAAATGATCCGTCTCTACGACGAGCGGACTGTCGGACTTCCCATGACCGAACGAACCATCGAAATGGAAATGGTGATCTGACCATGGATCTCACAGAAACGATTGCCCCGAAGTCCGACCAACTCAACGCTGACGATCTCCTCGCCGGCCCGCGGAACGTCACGGTCGAGAAGGTGACCCTAGGGTCTTCCGAACAGCCCGTGAATATCCACCTCGTGGAGTTCCCCGGAAGACCGTTTCGCCCGAGCAAGACGGTGCGGCGAATCCTCGTCGCAGCGTGGGGTGTTGAGGCGTCGGCGTACGCGGGTCGACGAATGAGGATCTACACCGACCCGACTGTCCGATTCGGGGGCCAGGAGGTGGGCGGGATACGGGTCAGCCATATCTCGCACATCGAGAAGCGGCTGACGCTAGCGCTTACCACGACGCGGGGCCGCCGCGCGCCGTACATCGTGGAACCACTGCCCGACGGGCCGCCGGTCATCACGAGTGAGCAGGCCGACGAGATCGCAGAAGGAATTTCGAAGGCTGCTGATCGTCCCGACCTCGACGGTATCGCTGCGCAACTCAAGACGTTCGATCTGGCTGACCACCGTGACCGCCTACTCGGTCTGTGGAAAACCAGACTTGCCGAACTCGAAACCGCTCCATCCGACTGATCCACATCCGGGCCGTCGACATCGGCGGCCCGGTCGATGCACAGGAGTTATCCACATGAGTGACGACATCGATTGGCGCGCACGTGCCAAGTGTCGCGATCACGATCCTGAGCTGTGGTTCCCGAACCAGGTCCACAACAGGAAGGCACGTCGTGACGCGAGCCTCACAGCGCGCGCGATCTGCTTCGAATGTCCCGTCCGCGAGCAGTGCCTCGAATGGGCGATCGGAGCGGGCGAGAAGTGGGCTGTCGCCGGGGGTCGGGACTTCGGAGTGCAGAGCGCGAAGAAGGCATCAGCGACGGGTCCGAGCTAGTGGTAGGTCTCCCATGGGCGCGGTCGGACACCAACCTTCCGACGCACGACAAGATCCTCGACCTCCTGAGCGAGAGCCCGAAAGGTAAGGGAGCGGCGTTCGTTTACGTCTGCTCGTACCTCCGGTCGGTCGGAAACGGGACAGATGGGCTCATCAAGAAGGCCGAGTTGCCATTCATCCACTGCACACCCACGGAAGCGAAATTGCTCGTTGTTTGTGGGCTCTGGGAAGTGGTCCCAGGAGGGCACTTTCGGATCAAGGGATACGGCACTAGGCAGTCCGTTGGGTTCGCTCAGCAGGCATTACACGAAACACGAAGCGCAGCAGGCAAGAAGGGAGCGGAAGCAAAATGGGGCAACTGAAGGCACTTTTGCCATATGGCAAAACCGATGGCAAAAGTATGGCAAAACCGGTTTTTGCCATGCGATTTGACAATGGCACTACCCTACGTACGAACGTACGAACTAACGTAGATAAATACTCAAGAGAAATCTCTTCTTCTTACGTAAGAGACGCGTGCGAGAAACGACCGAAATTTGCTCGGGGTGTGGTGGATTCGCCGGCGCTTCGCTTGCCGGCATCTGAGTTATCCACAGGGGTTTGCGTTCTCGGCGGTGCAGCATGAGCGCCATCGCAGATTCCAAGCGGCTCTTCAAAACGTACGTCTCCAAGCATGAGATGACGATCCTTCGCGACGACGAGCAGTACCGGCACATCCGCTTCAAGTCGCCCAGTAGCTCGATCGGCTGGTTCGACCTCGTCACCTGGCCGTACCACCTGGTCATCTCGGGCGACTTCGAATCGTTCCACTTCAGCCGTGAAGAGGACATGTTCGCGTTCTTCGAAATGTGCGGGGACGAACACGGAATCAACCCGGGCTACTGGGGCGAGAAGATCCAAGGCACATCACCATTCAGGACTCACTCACCGGAGCTGTTCACACAGCTGGTCGTCGAGTACTTCTGGGCGCGACGCCATGACTACCGCGGCAATGTCGTCGAACTGTGGCGAGCGATCCGCGAGGAAGTACTCGAAAACGCCGACTATCAAACTCCTGCTCGAGATGCTCTTATGGGATTCCGACACTGGGATCGCGACGCCGACGACTTCACCTTCGACGACGCATGGGAGTGGAACTACACCGACTACGACTTCCACTACCTCAAGTCGCTGCACGCCATCGTCTGGGGCATCCAGCAGTACCGGGCAGCAACGCCAGACCAGAACCAAAACCCAGCGGACAACCCGTGAACCCATACGAGTTCGCAGGACGCATCAAATGCCCACACTGCAACGCGAAACCTGGAAAGCCTTGCGTCAACCCAGACGGATTCGAACGCCGCATCCCCTGCGTCAACCGCGTCAAACTCGCCGAATGGCCAGACCGCCGCAAACTCCCCGACGCAGTCCCATCGAACGACTGGGCGAAACGCTACCCACCGGTCATAAACATCACCCAGGAGAAACCATGACCCGCAACCGATCATCCGCAAAAGCAGCCGGATCACGATTCGAACGCTCCATCGCAGACGGACTCGCCCAAGCGCTCAACGACGACCGCATCGACCGCCGAGTCAAAACCGGAGCCAAAGACCGCGGCGACATCGGGGGAGTCCGCATTCACGGCCAGAGGCTCGTAATCGAAGCCAAGGACTGTTCACGCCAGGAACTACCCAAATGGACGCGAGAGGCGCAACTGGAGGCCGGAAACGACGACGCCCTCACCGGGGTCGTCGTAGCCAAACGCAGAGGAACCACAAACCCACTCGATCAATGGGTCCACATGACCGTCCGAGATCTCGTCGCCCTCATCACCGGACAGAAACAGGAGCACCCATGAGAGCCGTCACCTGGCAGCTGTTGTCCCCTGATGAAGTTGCGGCACTGGAAGCCGAGCAGGAACCGCACACACCGAAACATTCGCCGCGTTTCCGTTGTCTCTGCGGCCGATTCGTGAAAGCAAACACCCACTGGCGACACGGCCCCGACCAGATCGGGATGTCCATGTGGGGATGGCACTGCACACGGTGCGGCGACATGATCGAACGCACGTAAACCCATCACGCCAATATCGGTAGATACACTCAGCAGTACCTACCGAAATGGCTAACGCAAAGACGGCTAACAAACCCGGAGAAACAACCCATGCCAGACACCACCCCCGAAGGCATCAGCGACCGCGAACGCGCGCTCGCAGCCATGCGTGACAGGCGCGACGGAATGACATGGGACGAGATCGCCGCCAACCACGGATACACCGGTCGAGGCACAGCATTTCGTGCGGTCAAGCGTGTGTTGGAGCGGGTGGAAGGTGAGACCGCCGAGGACTACCGGGAAGTCATGGCAGCCCGATACGAAGCCCTGTATGCGAAGGCGTGGGATTCGATCGCTGCAGCGGACGAGGAAGGCCAGTTGGTTGGGAAGTCGCAGCTGATCGCGTCCGCTCGGGGTGTTGTGGACAGTCAGGTGAAGTTGTTGGGGTTGCAGGCTGTTTCGAAGTCTGAGGTCACTGTGGTGACTCGGGGGCAGATGGATGCGGAGATCGAAGTTTTGTTGGGCCATGGCGGCATTTCGGCCGGCACGGAATCAGATTCAGATCCTGAGGAGAATTCATGACAGCACAGAAGTTCCGGAAGAAGCCCGTCGAGATCGAGGCAGCGCAGTGGGGTCTTCCTGGTGCGCCGTGTCGGCCAGAGCAGATCGTCAACTGGATCCACGAGCGTGGTGGGCGGGCCAGGTATGTCCTCGAACCATTCGAGGCGCTGGCGATCGTCACGCTGGAAGGCACGATGTACGCCTCACCGGGTGACTGGATTATCCGCGGCGTTCAGGGCGAGTTTTACCCCTGCAAGCCTGATATCTTCGCGGCTACGTACGAGGCTGTGACAGGCGCTGAACAGTGATCGTCACCGTGTTCACGAAGCCGAAGTGCGAGCCCTGCAACGCAACCAAACGCAAACTCGACAAACTCGGCGTCCGATACACCGCCATCGACGTCACCGAGTCACCGGAGGCCGTCGCCCGGTTGAAGGCGCTCGGCTACCTCGGCGCTCCTGTTGTCGAGTGCGGTGACATGCACTGGCAGGGCTACAGCCCCGACAAATGCAAACAACTCGCTGACAACCTCGCTGCCACACAACCGGCCGACGAGCAGGCCGCCGGCGAATACCTCGAGCAGTCCGCATGACCACGCCCGAACCCGACAACCGGCCGCGCATCCCACCCGTCTGGTTCTTCGCCCTCATCCTCGCCATGGCCGAAGACCGAAAGCGCCACAACCATGGGTGACGTCGTTCCGTTCCGCACACCGGAAGCAGCACCCGCGAACAACATGTGCCCATGCGGCAGCGCGTGGTTCACCGCGACCGTGTGCCTGAACGGAACGGCCATCACCGGCTACCAGCAGCCACTCCACTGCGCACACTGCGGAAACGAATACGCGCCATGAGCATCCTCGAGTCCGGGGCGTGGCGTGCCCTCCCGCCAGCCGAAAAAGAACACCTCCGCAACCGCCTCGCTGAGAAGCTCGCCTGTAATGGAAACCCGATCGGTGGTCCAGCCACTCCCGGAGCCCTTGCGCTGAAACATCAACCCAATCACCAAGTGCAACGCGCACACCTCGAACTCATCGACCAAGAACTCGCCTGGCTTCGCGACACACCCAACGCGAAACTGATGATCTGGACACCGCCCCGCGCCGGCAAGTCACACCGCGTTTCCCGCTGGTTGCCGTTCTGGTGGCTCACCGAGAAACCACGGGACCGAATCGCAATGATCTCCTACGCAGCATCACTCGCCGTCACCCACGGCGCAGCATGCCGCGACCTCGTAGCTGACTACGGCGCCCCCTACGGACTGCAACTCAAATCCGATGAGAACACCAGATCCGACTGGGCAATCACCGCGGGTGGAGGACTCAAATCCCGCGGCGTCCGAGGAGGGCTCACCGGCCAAGACATGGAACTCGGCATCATCGACGACCCCTACGCCGACCGCGCCGCAGCAGACAGCCCCGTCATGCGAGCCGCAGTATGGGACTGGTACTCGTCAGCATTCGTCACACGCCGCAGCCCCGGCGCCCGACAAGTCATCGTCCACACCCGTTGGCACCAACAAGATCTGTCCGGAATGCTCCTCGACCGCGAAGGCCGCATCGAAGACGGCGGAGAATGGAAAGTAGTCCACCTACCAGCCATCGCCACCGCACCCGATCCTGAACGAGGATTCCGCGAAGACCCACTAGGCCGCAAGCCTGGCGAACCTCTGACACACCCACTGATCGACTCGGATGAACTCGAACAACTCGTAGACCACTGGCGTCGACAGAAAGCATCCGTCACTACCCGCGACTGGTCAGCGATGTTCCAAGGCTCCCCGGTGACCGCTGAGGGCGCGTTACTGACCGACCAGATCGTCAAGGACGCAACGAAAGATGTACCGGCAGCGCGTATCGCTGGTGTGGGCATCGACCCATCAGGTGGAGGCAGGGACACCGCTGGCATCGTCGGCGGCATCCTCGGTGTGAATGGGGAGTTCTTTTGGACCCACAACCGCACTGCGCACATGACATCAGACAAGTGGTCCCGTGAAGCGTGCCTACTTGCCGACGAGATGGACGCCGACCGGTTCGTCATCGAAGTGAACTACGGCGGCGACCAGGCAACGACCCTGCTGAAGCAGGCGTGGGATGCGCTGCAACGCGAAGAGAAGATCGACAGGCGGAAACTGTGTCCGCGCCTCGTGCCCGTGCATTCCAGGAAGTCGAAACTGCTACGCGCCGAACCGATCGCGCAAGCCATCCTCACCCGGCGAGCTTGGTTCGGGCGGGATCCGAGCCTGTCCGACTTCAAATCAGAATGGACCCTGTGGGAGCCCGGATCGACGTGGTCGCCCGGCGCATTGGATGCCGGCGTTCACCTCGCGACCGACATGTTGCCGCCCATCAACTCGGGATCTTCGGTCTCGTCGGCGGCGAAGCGTTCGCGTTCATCTGTCACGGGCACAAGCAGTTTGGCGGCCCGCCGTACACGCTAATTCCGCAACCGGGGACACAGTGTCACTGTGTCCATGTAAGCTATGGCCCATGCCTCCAACACATCCGAATCAAGAGGGCCGCATCGAATCCGAGAGTTTCAGCTTCCTTAACGAGTTGGCGCGGGCGTTCAGAAGCGGCGAGTCAAATCCTCGCCCCTCTCACTTCCCAGTCCTCGAAGGCATCCGCGCAGTCCTCGCGCATCTCACCGCAGCTGGCCGTCTCACCCCTGCTGGCGGTATGGCACTCACCGCCGAACAGGTAGAAGACGTGCGGACGGTGGCGAACAACAGCCCGATGGAAATCTACGACGCGAAGGAGCGTGGACTCTACTACGCGGCAGCAGCTCGTCTCCGCGCCCTGTTCCCGGCAACCGAACCCGCCGAACACGTGCACGAGCAAGGCGCTCATTACACGAAGGCTGGCACATGGACCGTGTCGACATGCAGGACATGCGGCGTTGTCATCGAACGCGGATCGGAAGACGGAGCATGGGTCGAAAGTACCGACCCGCCCGCCCCTGCCGAACCCGCCGAGGAGGAGACGAAAGCGGAGGTGGTGCAGGACATCGAAGTAATGCAATGGGACGGCACCCGCAAATCCATTCAAGCGATCTGCGATTGGGTCAACAGCTTCGACGATGAACTCGACGACCCCACGATTTCCTACTGCTTCTCGAGCGCCGCGCCTGATGACGTGCTCGACGTGTCCCTCACAACCAATGAAGGTGATTTTGTGCGGGTTTCGGATGGCGACTTCATCGTCCGCGACACGCAGGGCAACTTCTACCGACGTGACCGCAACGCCTACGCGACTGTTGCTGCCTCCTCGCCGGTTGTCCCTGCCCCCACCGAAACCGGCACCAACACTGCTGGTCTCACCGACAAGTACATCGTTCGTAGGGTTGACGGCTCAGATGCCGAGGGTGGCAGAAACTTCGGGCGCAGGTACTTCGTGCTCTCGTACGACAGCGACCCTCACGCTCGGGCAGCTCTCGCCGCGTACGCCGAATCCTGCGCAACCGACCACCCGGAACTGGCCGCCGATCTACGGGCCAGGCTAGGCAAGAAGGAAGCCCCCGCCCCTGCCCCCACCGAAACCGGACCGTGGAAGACATGGGAAGCAGCACCGGACGACGTCTGGTTTACGTCCGCTTCGGCAGTGGGGTTTCTGCCTGCGCACCGGAAGCGCGGCAGCTTGGTCGACTGGCAGTTCCGTGACGGATCTGTCGGGGTGTACGACGTCTCGCAGACCTGGAACGCCAAGTTGATGGCCCGCGCCCCGTTCGTTGCGGCCGAGGAGGGGTGGGCATGAGCATGCAGCACATCCGCGACTACTACGGCGTGCCAGCGAAACGTGGAGCGCGAGTGAAGTACACCTGGCGGAATCCAGGAAGGCTCGGGACTGTCGTCGGATCGCGCTCTCAGTACTTGCGTGTCCGGTTCGACGACGAGCCGAAGCGCATCTTCACCCTGCATGCGACTTGGGAACTCGAATTCGTGGGGGTGGCGGCGTGACTGGGGTGGATGTTGAGCACACGAAAGCGCGCCTGTCGGATCTGCGGACACAGTTCGACGTTTGCAAAGTCCACAGGATCGATCCCGGACCCACCTCAACTGAGTCCGCTCTCTCGATAGCCGAGTCCCTGGTTGCGGCTGTCGAGCGAGTCCAAGCCATCGCCGAACACTGGTCCATCTGCCCCAAAGGTGACTACGACTGCCACGACTGCAACTACAACCGCCCCGAAGCCGGGGACCTACTCCTCGAAGCACTCAAATTGGAGACATCATGAACAGCTACATCACAATCCGCGTCGAACTCGACGATGGCACTGTCGTTCAGAAGCGTGCAGAGATCGAGCGAATCGGCAACCGTCGGTTCCTTGCGCACGAGACCCTGACTGCCGCTGAGTCGCTCACAGGCGACGTGGTCGAGATGCTGATTGCCAACCATCCCGCGCAGATCAACCCTGCCGAGGTGTCGTCGTGACCGCGCCTGATCCGGTAGCAATCGCACTCGCCCGCCAGATGCCGTGGACCGTGGCCGAACCCGAGTCCATCTGGGTTGCGTCAGGTCGCATCAATCCGAAGTCGACCTTTACTGACTGCCTGCTGTACGCCCTGCCGCTTGAGGTCACAGAAGGCGCCGTCCTGTTCGTCTACATCGGCGCGCTCAGCTCCAGTCGTGAATACATCGAGCCGAGCATGATCACCAAGGCCCACGAGCTGGTGCTGACGTACGCAGCAGACCCACTCACCGCCTTTCTCGACCGCGATCAGGACGCCATCAACCGAGCATTGGAGAAGCAATGAGCCGACACCATCTGATAGCGCACCTGTCGGGCAAGGCTACGGCGACCCTGTACAGGAACCTTGCTAACCAAACCGACAAGTCCGGGAACGGCATCCGTATCTTCGGGTGGAGGAAGCTCACAATCATCATTGAAACCAGCAAGCAGCCGAAATGCCTACTGGCCGTGGACCGTGAGATCCCGGCGGCCGATCTGTTCGGCACCAAGCCTTCTGAGGAGTCGTTGTGAGCCTAATTCCCCCTACGCAAATCGGGGCTGATGGATGCCATTGGATGACATCCAGCGTCCAGGCGTGCGACATCTGCGGAATCAGATGGCACGCAATCTCTCTGACAGACGGCACATGCCCACGCTGCATCGCCGAAGACGCAATCTGCACAGAGGGGGACCGATGACCGCGCCTGATCCGGGGTTGACCGACCTCATCGCAGCGCACCGAGAGGGTGAGCCGTGGACGGAATACCAGTATCCGTCGATATTTAGCAGCAAACCATTCGTGGCGTATTCGGCGACGAAGATGGTCAAGTGCACGTGCGGAGAGTCGATGTCGGCCGACTCGTTCCCCGCGCATGTGGCGTTGGTGGTGGAGCAGCACACCAACGGGCGGATAGCGGAACTGCGAGACATGAAGGCAGAGCGCGACGTACTCAAAGCCACGATCGCCAGAGTGCAGGCACAGAACCTCCTACTCGCGCTCGACGGGCACTACGACGCAGCCAACCGCATCCGCGCAGCTTTGGAAGGGGAACAGCAATGAGTGAATACACCAAGGGCGCCTTGTCCATCCCGTCTCTGATCTTGATCATCGGAGCGATCGGACTGATCGCCATCCTGTTCGTCTGCCTGATGGCCATGTTCAACTCCGTGAAGTGGGACGGACCTTCGAAAGTATTCGACGACAAGGGCAACTTCCGGCTTAGGTACTTCACCAATCGAACCCGCATGGCGAGTTCCGTACTCCTGGCCAACAGAGCATGGAGTCTCCTGTGGGTAGGAGGCTGGGGAATCTATGTCACGCGCACCAACCGAGGCGGGTTCCATGGCGAGTCTGATCGGCAGAGTGAACTTTCCAGCGCTCTCGATGACGCCATCTCGGACGACTACCGAAAGTGGTTGGAGCAGTTCGACGAACAGGGAAACCTTGAGTCTTCTGAGGAGTCGTTGTGAGTGAGCACGCCATGACGTTACGCATCGCAGCCGAGCAGCACGACAGACTGAAAACCCTGGCACACCAGCAGGACACATCAATCACCGAGATTGTCCGCACCGCCATCGAACAACACCTCACCACGACACGGCACATCCCGAAACCAACCGGCCACAACGGCATGCGGTACTGCGCCCGATGCAAAGAAATCGAACCCGACATGAACACCATCTGCACACCCGAGGAGTCGTTGTGAGTGAGATCCGATCACAGGCCACACCCGCGAGGGACGAACCGGCCGAGAAGGTGTTCGACTTGCTTACGCGAGTCGCCGAGGTAGGGACATCGGACCGCAACGTCATCGCCCACGGAATCGCAATGGGCCTGGAAGACGCTGGTTGGTCGAAGCCTCGCACGGTGAACAGCGCGGCCGAATTGGAAGCGCTGCCACACGGGACACTCATCCGGGATGTCGTGGACCGCGTTGGGGAAATCGAAACCGCGATCAGCGGGAATCGGGTGGTCTTCTGGATCGGCAACGAATGTGAAGACGACCTGGAAGACATCACCCTCCCTGCGACCGTCCTCTTCACACCGGGGGATGCGGGATGAGTGCGGATCCGATGCCGGCGCCGGACACAGTTCGTATCTACCAGGACTCGCTGGGGGAGTGGCGGTGGATCCGCCGCACACCAACCGGCCGCACCGTCAACGAATCAGCAGCAGGGTTCCCCACTCGCGGGGCAGCGAACGCCGACAACAGTTTCTGGAACCAAGACACCCTCAACTACCTCCTCGAACAGGCACGAACGTGAACCCGTACTTCCTCGCCGCCGTCGCGCTCACCGTCATCATCGGCGGATTCACCGTGATCGGCTTCCTCATCTACCGAGACCTCAAGGACACCGAATGACACCCGAACAGATCCGGCCGGAAGTGAAACGACGACTGCAGACAGCACTCCGTAAACACTTCGACGACGACCTGCAGTACATGTCAGCGCTCGCTGACGCACTCGACGCACTCGAAGGCCTTCTCCCCACCGGTGGAATCCGGTATGCCGTAGCGCATCCCGTGACCGGGGTCAGCGACCCGCGCTTCGTCGGCTACACCCTCGAAGAATGCAAACAATTCGCCACCGAATTCGACACCCACGTCATCGAACAACACCTCACCGAATGGACCACCCATGAGTGACGTCACCGCATTCCTCCGCGCACGACTCGACGACGACGAGAAGATCGCAAACACCGCGATCGGCCGGCAGCCCAAATATGCGGAGTGGGCGTACGAGGGCGACGAGGTCTTCGCTCCCCGCCTCGGTGAGCGCGGCGACCCCTGGAACGTGACCTGCGACAGCGAAGGACTCCTCCCAGCAGTCGAAGAGAAGGACGGGCCGCACATAGCCCACTACGACCCGGCCCGAGCACTCCGCGATGTCGCTGCGAAGCGCGGGGTGATCCGCGAGATGGAAGCAGCCCGAACCAATCTCGAAGAACGCGGCATCAACGTCCCGTTCTTCATCACCTGGACCCTCTGGCACCTCGCCGCCGTCTACTCCGACCACCCCGACTACCAGAAGGAATGGGAACTGTGAGTAATACGCACTATGCCGTGATCGTGTTCGATGGCGACTTCGACAACGACCACCCCGACGAAGAGTTGCGCGGGCATGCGCCGAGTCTGTCCCTGATCGGGTGTGGGCCAGAGGAGTTCTGCTGGGAAGCGGTCCGCAAGTGGACCGAGAAGCACCCGTTACGTCGGAACGAGACCGTCGAAGTTCTTACCCGCACCCTGCCTGCCGAACACTTGGAGCCTCACACATGAGCGACAGCAAGCCGTACCGCAGCGTGACGCCCACCAAGAACGGTGACCGCATCGCGTTCGTCTGCGGCGATCTACGCATCGAAGGAACTGCTCAAGTTGAGAGCGGACCACTCACCCGCGAACAGAACATCAGGATCATCCCCGATGGCGATCCCTGGAAGTACAGCCGCGACTATGCGCTGGCGAAGTACGGCCGCGACTGCGCATTCGCCGAAGCCGCACCCGACGCGGACCTCACGTTCACCGCCCACCGGTGGCTGAAAGGCGACCCCATCCCGTACGACGAAATGCGCCGACTCTGCGGACTCGATCCTGCGGTAAAGGCGTACTGCGCCAGGAGAGACATGCAGCGGTCGTTCAGTGAGATTGGGAAGGCGATGAATCAGGTGGCGACAGAAATAGGGAAGGGCTTCGAGCGTTTCGCGGATGCAATCTCAGCGTCCACACCCAAACCCAAGCCCACCCCGCCGATGTGGGCAGACAACCCGGCCGGCCAGCGCCGCCCCACCAAAACCCGCAACCACCGGAGAGTGAAATGATTGTCCACAAGTCGACGACCGGGCTCTATCGGTCCACCTGGACCATTTACTTCCAGCGGCGAGCTGTCACTTTCGGCGACGTGATGGCTGGGCGGAAGAACGTCGCCATCGCCGGACCCGAACAGTCCGTCGCCGAAGGCAAACTCAAGATCGGACAGCTACGCGGCGGAGGGCGGGCCTCATGACCGACAACTCGATCGACCACCTCGATTTCGCGCCGACATGTGCGCTGTACGACGTTCGCACCAACACGCCCTGCGAGCGGCCTGCCACCCACATCGCCGAGGTCCACATGCACGAACACAACACGATGCCCCGCATTGCGCTCTGCGACAAACACCTCGCCGGATACAGAGCCATGGAAGCCCAGATCCTTCCTGACCGTGACAACCGATGCGGCACCTGCCACCAACACATGCACGCCGACGACTTCATCCGAAACGAGGAAACACTATGACCGCCGTCGCCCACAGCGAACCCAAATTCAAAACCATCGCCGACAACAACACCATCCTCCGCGGCCAAGTCGGATCAGGACTCCACGGCGTCACCACCGGAAACGATGACCGCGACGAAATGGGAGTCTGCATCGAACCACCCGAATTCGTCATCGGCAACAGCACATTCGAGCAATACCAATACCGCACACAACCCGAAGGCGTCCGCTCCGGCGCAGGAGACCTCGACCTCGTCGTCTACTCACTCCGCAAATGGTCCCGACTCGCCGCCGCCGGCAACCCCACAGTGCTACTCCTGATGTTCATCCCACCCCACGAACTCGTCCTCAACACACCCGTCGGCGAAGACCTCCAAGCCCACCCCGAACGGTTCCTTTCACGCGAAGCAGCCATGCGGTTCGCCGGCTACATGAAATCGCAACGCGAACAGATGCTCGGACTGAGAGGGAAGCGACACACCAACCGGCCCGAACTGGTCGACGTCTACGGATTCGACACCAAGTTCGCCTACCACATGGTTCGCCTCGGAATCCAAGGCGTCGAACTCCTCACCAACGGCCGCATCACGCTTCCAATGCCGCCGACCGAACGCGCCTGGCTCACCGAACTACGCGAAGGCAAGCACACGAAAGAAGAAGCACTGCAACGCGCCGCAGACCTCGAACAGCAACTGCTGCACCTCGCTGACCACGCAGACCTGCCGAAGCGAGCGCCGCGGACACAGATCGACCGCTGGCTGGTCGAGACCTACCAGCAGTGGTGGGAGGACCGCGGGTATCTGTAGCTAGTTGACGCAGGTCCTCTGTTTCGGTAGATACACTCAACTCTGTCCACCGGAACAGAGGAGCTGCACACCGTGTCGATCACGATCTTCCTGCTGACGCTCGGTGCCGCCGCGCGGCTAACCCGACTTGTCACTGACGACTACATCACCCGCCACATTCGAGCGTTCTTCATCCGGCGACTAGGGCCGGACAACGATCTGAGCTATCTCGTTACTTGCCCGTGGTGCATGTCGATGTACATAGGTGGCGGGATGTTCACCCTCGCATGGTTCTATGGCTGGCATCCCACCTTCATCATCGCCACCGCAGCACTGACCGCGTCATACCTCATCGGCACAGTCGCAACCCTCGTCGGATCTGCCGAGGAGGACTGATGCGCACCCGCCGCCCCGACAGCAACGCCCACGCCATCGCCGAGAAACTCGCAGGTGGCGCACCGCCACACCACGGTCACCTCAACCGGACCGAACGCCGACTCCGCAGAGCCTCCATTCGCCGCGAACCCGTCGTCGGCAACTACGTCACCCCATCCACCAGCAGCCGCTTCGCGCCGCAATCAGTCACCGCAGCAGCACAAGTCATCTACGGCAAAAGCCTCGCCCGAACGAAGAAACGCCCACCCGTCGCGGGATGGCAAACAGAATCCTGGGAACTCCGCAAACAAGTACCCGAGTTCCGGTTCGCTGGCGACCGCCCCGCACGCGGTGCATCCCAGTACAAACTGTTCGCAGCGAAACGCCCAGACACCGGAGGTAACGAGCCCGAAAAGCTCACTGAAGGACCCGCGCATGAACTGTGCTCCGATCTGTTCGGAGATGTCGCAGCCACGCAGCAAGCGCTACACCGCGCCGGGCAGCACCTCACATTCAACGGAGACAGCCTTCTCCTCGTCTCACAAGACGAAGCCGGCGCCGTCACATGGAATGCTCACTCGATCCGGGAACTCACCGGTCAAGGCAAGTCATGGAAGCTGAACAGCGGCGTCGAATCCCGCAACCTCAACGAGGACGACCTCGTCATCCGCTGCTGGAAACCCGACCCCGAATTCCAGGAACTCGCCGACTGCCCCGCGCAAGCAGTCCTCCCTATCGCTCGCACCCTTCGCGCCCTCGGGAAACGCACAGGCGCAGAGATCGACTCACGCCTCGCAGGCGCCGGCATCCTCTGGCTGCCCTCCGAATCGAAAATGCCCGGCCCCGAGGACGACCCGGATTCCGATCCGTTCGTCGAGGAGTTCATCGACAACTCGATTACACCGATCCAGGATCCGGACTCGGCCGCCGCCGTCGTCCCCATGGTGTCGAGGATGCAGGCCGACCTGATCGAGAAGATCCGGTACATGAGCTTCGCGACACCCCTCGACGAGAAACTCCCCGAGATGGAAACCAGCTCCATCCGACGCATCGCCCTCGGTATGGACTCACCACCCGAAACGCTTCTCGGCCTCGGCTCCAGTAACCACTGGTCAGGTTGGTTGATCTCCTCCGAAGAGGTCACTCTCGTCCTCTCGCCGATGGTCGCCACGATCTGCCACGCCCTCACCGTCGGGTTCCTCCACCCGATGCTGCAGGCCGCCGGCGTCGAAGACTGGGCTGATCACCTCATCTGGTTCGACGCCTCCGAACTCGAGCTACGCCCCGACAAGTCCGTCGACTCCCGCGAACTGTTCGAGAAGGGCGCAGTCGGTCAGGAAACGATGCGCCGCGAGAACGGATTCGACGAGAACGACGCACCGTCAGCGAAGGAACGTGAAGAGAACCTGCTGACGAAACTGCTCATCGGCGCACCATCTCTCGCGCCGTTGCTGCTCCCGAAGCTGGGCATCGAAGTCGACGCGTCGGTGCTCAACAAGACCGCCGAGATCGCGGAAGCAACCGCTGGCAACACCCCGGACGAGTCAGCCGCGAAACCTGCACCGCCGCCCGAACCGAAAGCGGAGCAGACCATCCCCGAGAAACCCACCGAACAGCCAAACGACAACGTCGAGACAGGACCAGGCGAATGACAGTGACTTCGTTCCGCGCTGAAACCCTGGCCTGTGAAATCGCGGTGCTCCGTGCACTGGAGGTCGCATCGAAACGATCCTTGGGGCGCCGCACTCGCGGCACTGCACCGGAAGTGCCTGCCTACCTGTTGCATACGCATCTGAAGATCGCGTCCACGCACGAGGATTGCGACAAACTCCTCGTCGGCGCGTGGGACCACATGACGATCGTTCTGCCAGAGTCGACGAAGCTGCGGGAGTTGTGCGACTGGTATGTGCGGGAGCTGATCGTGACACGTCGCCCGCACACGCGAGCGGATCTGGAACGAGTCCTGGCAGTCGCACATGAGTAGGCCGAAGCGGTGGTGGCCGTTTAGGGGTGGCGCTGTCCCGCAAGCGATCGCGAAACCGTACACCGGCCCGGTCCCGCCTCCACCCAAAGGTGGCAGTGGCCAGAGTCGTCGAGCGCCGCAAGGTGGCGGCGGAGAGGGCTGCGCATGCTGCGGACGGTGCTGCCGATGATCCTCGATCTGATCGAAGCCGCCCTGATTGTGTGGGCACTGCACAAGTTCTGGGTGTTCTGATGAGCCTGTGGTGGTCATTCACCCTCACCGCGTTCGGTGCGGCCGGCATCTTCCTCACGTACCGCAGCTACACCGCGTACCTCGGCCCCGCGATCGGCATCAGCATCCAACTCGTCTGGGTCGCATACGCAATCGCATCCCAGCAATGGTGGTTCATCATGTCCGCACTGCTGTACGGCGGATCGCACCTGTACGGCATCCGCAAACGACGACGCGAGCGGTCCGCCGGAGAGTCGCCGGAGGAACCGGCACAGATCCCCAATCGATACCGAACCGCTCCGCGCCGTCCGAGGGAACCGAGCAGGGAGATCGATCTTGAGATATTCGCCAAGTGCTGCAATCCTCCGAAACCAAACCGGAGTACGTCGGGACCATTCCCTGAACCGGCGGTGATTCACTATGACTGAACGCTGCTCTTTCCACGGCAACAATGAGTGCTCAGTCTTGACGCGGCACTGCCCTGTGCAGCAAAAGGATTGGATTGACTGGGGGAGTTCCACAGAGATCAACGACTCTCCGCCTGCAATTCTCGTAGCGCTCTGGTGTATCGCAGTCATGACATGCGCGGCCTCAGGACTATCACTCGTGATCGTGAAACTGGCAAGCGGCGGTGGGTTCTGATGGCCAGGCAGGATCCGTGGTTGTCGGAGCGGATGCGCGCGGACGCCCGGATCCGGCGCGGTGAACGAAACATCTACCAGGCTGTCATCACCGCGATGACGATCTGGCTCGACACCACCCGTCAACTCATCCTTGGACAACCTGTGCCAGCGCTCACCGCAGCCGCGGACGATCCGATCCCCGACATCGACGCCGCGCAAGCATCATTCGTAGCCTGGGCACGCGCACTCGAGAATCACGTCGAACCCGCCATCGCCGAAGCTTTCGGTGAAGCATTCGCCGCACAGTCCCGCGCCGCCGACATCAGCCCCGTGCACTTCCAAGAACACCACATGGCCACCGTCCACGACCGCCTGAAAATCTGGCCCGAAGGAGCATTCGAAGAACTCCGCCCAGAACTGCTGGAGGCGATGCAGCAGAACGAATCCATCGAACAAATCACCGACCGCATCGGACGCATCCTCGACATCGACGCACCATCACGCCGCATCCGCGCCGACATCTCCGCCATCGACGCACAAATCGCCGACCCCGCAACAGATCGCGACGAACTGCCATTCCTGCGCGGCAAGCGCCGGCGCCTGTGGAATCAGCACGACGACTCGCAGCAGCAGTGGAAGTGGTTGGCGCGGCGCATCGCTCGTACCGAGATTCAGGGCGCCGTTGAGGGCGGATCGTTGGCGTCCGCTCAGGCGACTGAGGAAGCCACCGGTGAGGAGATGTACAAAGCCTGGTTGAGCACTAGCGACGAGCGAACTCGCGCGAGTCACAACGTCGCTGACGGGCAGATCGTGAAACTGGCCGAACCGTTCCGCGTCGGCGTCGCACTGCTGCCGCATCCCGCATTCCCCGGCGGCCCCGCACACGAGGTTATCCAGTGCCGGTGTTCAATGCGCATCCTCACTTACGGCGAGATGCAGGCCGAACTACAAGGCATGTGGGGTGGCCGCGGAGTCTCGCCAATGGGCGCCCGACTCGGCCCCGACGACGAAGCCGACGCCGCCACAGCGATCGACCGACTGAACCGCGAACGCCGCGGCGAAGTACTCGACCCCATCGAACGCACGGAACCCGAAGTGCAAGACACCGTGAACGTCGACGACGAGGTTCACGAAAACCCCGAAATCCCTGAACCAGAAGACGAACCATTCACCACCCCACACGACGACCTCCCCGACCTCGAGGACGACATTCCCGATGATGAACTTCACGTGGCAGACGAAGAACCGGACCTGGACACTGACGACGAAGAGCTACCAGATCACCCTGCAGACGAAGGAGATCCCACCGACGACAGCGACAACGAAACCGAACCTGAGGTACATCAGCCGGACCCTGATCCTGCCGACATCCCTGACGTCGAAGAAGAACCCGCCCCGCCGCCGGCACCGACCGAATCGGTAATCCTCGAACCGATCATCGAAACCACACCCACACAAGAGCCTCTCGTCTTCGGAGACCTCGACGTCGACGACGCCCGCCGATGGGCCTCCCGGGCATGGCCGCTGGACCGCGACTCGTTCGATGCGGACGTATCCCGCGCGGTCACGCAGTACACCGGCGACTTTCACGACGTCATGAACGAGTCACTGCGCGGAGAGTTTCTCGCTGAGACGTCGGAAGCGAATCAGCGGATGGTCGCGAACCTGCGTCGAGCGATCGATGAAGCACCTCGCGTCCCCGAACCTGTCCACGTGTTCCGCGAGGTATCAAGTGTGGCCGCGTTCGAACTTCCCATCGGCGCCAACCCGCGTGCACTTCTCGGCGAAGCGATTACAGACCTCGGATTCATGTCGACGTCCCTGACACAAGCGACGGCCGGGGCAGCAGACGTCGACGGCAGCGCAATCATGGTCGAGATCGCAGTACCCGCCGGATACGCCGCAATCTACGTATCCGGCACCACCAGCCAACAAGCCGACGACATCCTGTCGGCGTTCGGAAACGCGGAAGTTGAACTGATCTTGAGAGATGGCACTACAATCGTGGTCACAGGCATCAATCGAGACGCACGCGGCCGCCCAATCCTGCAGGCCGAAGTCATCGACACCACGGAAGGGGAGTAGACGATGAGCAATAAATTCCTGATCGACTACCCCCTGAAAAACGTGACTGTCGGCCGGCGTTTCGGTGGAGTGCCTGAAGGCATGGGCCGCTGGCAGCGCATCCCTCACCTGGGTGTTCTGTGGACGGACGACAAAGAAGCACTGCAACTCGGCTGGCTCGATGACGCCGATCAGGATGCCGCGAACGCACTCGCTCGCCGCATGGTGTTGATGGCTGTCGACGGTATGACCGCGACCGCCGCGTTCGATCTGATCGCTCGCGAAAACCGCACCTACATGATCATGCACGGTGATCTCGCGGACCGCGGCGAAGACAACTTCTGGAACTGACACCCGCCGGCTTCGCCGTCGGGTGTTGAACACGATCACTGTTAACGGTAGATACTCTTGTCGGTGTCTACCGTGAACAGGAGTCCAGGATGACTGCACCAACCACCCCGGTGGGGGAGAAGAAGCCGCTGCCCACCGGCTGGCGCGGGCCCGTGTTGCCTCTGAACACACCGTCGGGTGACATGCGGCAGTTCATGCTCGCCGACGGCGCTGAACCCGCGGTCAGGCCGCTTCCCGTTGCGCTCTCCGCGCAAGGTGAAATGTGGGGCGCCCATCAAGGTTCCCGCGTCGTCGGTCTCGTCACCCGCGCGTGGGTTCAGGACGGGCACCTGTGGGCGGAAGGACCGTTGGACTTGGAGGACGAGTTCGGCGCCGAGTACGCCCGCAAACTTCGCGATGGATTCGCAGGCTGGGTATCCGCCGACCTGTCCGATATCTCGCTCGAAGAAATACCACTGCGGTCCGACAAATCGGAATGGGCGCCAGACGAACTCGCCGCCGCGTACGCAGCATTCGAAGACGGAACCGGCGCCGAACCAGACGTGGCCGGTCAACTGCTCCGCGTGCACGAGTGGAAGTTGATGGGCGTCACCGGTGTCTCGTCGCCCGCCTTCGAAACCTCCCGGGTCGAGCCGGTGTACGGCGAGGAGTTCACCGCGGTCCGCGCATCTGCTGCGTTGACCGCTGCAGCGGAACAACATTCAGGGGCGATGATCGCACTCGTCCCGTCGGCGGAGGACTGCGCGCGGCTCGCGATCGACGGCTACGAACCCGCCGACGTCCTCCACACCACCCTCGTGTTCCTCGGCGACGCCGCGAATTGGTCACCGGAACAGCGGGACACGCTCGAGCAGACAGTGCGCGGCCTCGACTTCATCTGCCCACTGTCCGGTTCGGTGATGGGGCATGCATCGTTCAACCCTGCAGGCGATGAGCCGTGCGCTGTGTACCTCGCCGAAGCGTCTGGCCTCAGCGCGATGCAATCGTGCACATACGGTGCCGTCGCTGACAACGTCGACCTTCCCCCGATCCCGGAGCCGTACGACACCTTTTTGCCGCACATCACCGCAGGCTACGGACTCGATGTCAGCAATCTCACCGAAGTCGGGCCGATTCGCTACGATCGGATCCGCATCGCCTTCGCCGACACCGATGTTCGCGACATCCCCCTCGAACCCGTCACCGCGGGACTGGTCGCCAGCTCCGTCGTCTACGACACCGCCGACTTCACCATGCCCGAACCTGACGAGCTCACCGCGCTCACCGTCACCGACGACGGCCGCGTCTACGGGCACCTCGCACAAGCCGACTCCTGCCACATCGGATTCGCCGACGTCTGCGTCAGCCCACCCACCAGCGCCACCGGATACGCCTACTTCCACCAAGGCGAAATCTCCACCAACGAAGGACCACTCCCAGTCGGAAAGCTCACCCTCGGAACCGGACACGCCGGAATGCGACAAGCCGCGCGCGCCGCTGCTGAGCACTACGACAACACCGGCACCGCAGTCGCCGTCGTCCGCTGCACCGACGGACTCTGGGGGCCATGGCTTTCCGGCCGCATCCTCCCCGGAATCGACGACGACCGCATCGACGAACTCCGCCGATCCGGAGTATCCGGAGACTGGCGCAGCATCCAACGAGGATCCAACAACCTCGAACTGGTCGCGGTCCTCGCCGTCAACGTCCCCGGATTTCCAGTCCCGCGCACCCGCGCACTCGCCGCCTCAGGCATGCGATCCCTCATCGCCGCCGGTGTCCCACCCACACGAAAGCCCGAAGTTGAAACTGCAGAGCCGATCACCGCTTCAGCAATTGCATCCCATGTCCGTGCGGAACTTCGCGCGTCTGCGATTCGAGAGAGCCGTCGCGAAGCGGTTACACAACGTGTCCGGGCGGCACGTTTGGCGGCAGCTACACGGAAAGTGCAGCGCCTCACCGATACACCCGGAGATGACAGAAAAGCGAAACCCCTCGAGCGGTACTGGACAGAAGGCAAAGGCCTCGCCAGGTGGGCCGAGAAGCCTCACCCGTTCACATCCCTCGTCGATGCGCTGACCAAGGAAATCCCGCCCGGGGAGATGACTCCGGAGCAGATCAAAGGATTGGCAGCGAAGTACTACCACAAAGTGTTCCGCAAGTGGCCCGGGAAGCACAGCGACAACAACGGGAAGGTCTGATCATGGGTTGCAATTGCGGAGGCGGAGCGAAGCGAACGATTCACCAGGTTCGTCGATCTGATGGAACTGTGAAGCGTTATGCGACAGAAGCTGAGGCTAAGGCGGCCGCCTCCCAGCCAGGTGCTTCGTACACCAAGATTGAGCGCTGACACCGAGCTTCACCACTCATCCCCAGCGCAGGGGATAGAGTGTGCGTATAGATCGCCGCTGGCTGTGGGCCGGGCACCAAGTGCCCGCATGACCCAGGAGGCCCACGGTGGACCCCATCACACTTCAGGATCTGATCAACGCCGCGCAAGGCGAGGACGGCAAGCCGCCCGCCGACCCAGCGAAGGCTGTAGCCGAGTATCTCGCTGCGCACCCCGACTCAGACATTGCTGCGCTGCAGACCGAAGCGATCACCACGTACCAGGAAATCGCTGCTGCTGGAGCGGATTCCGACGAGTCGCTCGCTGCAGCGGAAGCTCTCGCCGACGTTCTGGACGGCGTCAAGGTTGAGCAGGAACGCATCGACGCTGCAGGTGAGGAGAAGCGGGCTCGGCTCGCTGCTCTGTCCGATCGAGTCAAGGCCGCAACAGGTTCCGAAGCCGAGGGTGAGGACAACGCGGATGCTGACGCAACTGTCGATGCAGACACGGACGCCGACGCTGACAACTCGGCTGATGCTGGCGCGGTGGACGCTGGCGAGGGTGGCGGCGATGTGGATGCCGGCGCTTCCGCCGAAACCGCTGCCCCCGAGGCTGTCGCAGCGTCAGCTGCGAAGCCGGTGAAGCGTGTCCGTCTCTCCCAGATCCCCCGAAAGACGGTCAAGATGCCCGCCGAGAACACCCCCGACGCTCCTCGCGCGACGATCATCGCCTCCGCCGACGTAGCTGGCTTCGGCCAGGGGCAGAACCTGACCACGTCGGACCTCGCTCGCGCCGCAAACGTGAAACTGCAAGGCTTCCCCGCCGGATTCGTTCCGAACCAGGAACACACCGTTCCTGTCGCATCGATCTCGATCCCGTTCGAGGAGCAGCTCACTGCCGACGGTAAGAACGATCAGGAAGTGATCGACTACGCCGCCGACACCAGCCGACTCAAGGGAGGTTCCCTTGTTGCAGGCGGTTGGTGTGCGCCTTCCGAGACGCTGTACGAGCTGGGTGGCATCCTTGCCGATGCAAGCGCCGGCTTGGTCGACCTGCCTGAGGCTCAGGCGAAGCGTGGTGGTCTCCGATTCACCGAAGGTCCCGACTACGCCGCGATCTACGGTGATCCGACCTTCGGGTTCATCCAGACCGAACCGCAGTCGGTTGCAGGCACCGGGTTCACCACCGCGACCGGTGGCACCGTCGCCGGAACCGAGAAGCCGTTCTACCGAGTTCCCTGCCCGGAGTTCACCGATGTCCGTGCCGAGGCAGTCGGCCTCGGCGTCGTGGCGGGCATCCTCGCGAACGATGCATACCCGGAGGTTACTCAGGAAGTCGTTGAACACGGTCTGATCGCGCATGCGCACCGCATCAACACCCGCACGCTGAATCGGATGCAGACACTGTCGGGCGCTCCGATCACGCTGTCCCTCGGACCTTCGGCGACCACGTCGGTTCTCAACGCCGTCGACATCCAGATCACGGACTACCGCTACGCGAACCGCATGGCGGACAACGCGGAACTGGAAGTTCCGATTCCACTGTGGGCGAAGCCGGTCTTCCGTGCGGACATGTCGGTGCGTAACGGCTCGAATGTCACCGAGGCGCTCGAGGTCACCGACCAGAAGATCGAGGCTTGGTTCCGCGCCCGCAATGCGCGCGTTCAGTGGGTCTACGACTGGCAGGACGCGTTCTCGGGCAAAGTCGGCGGATTCGGTTCCGTAGCACCCATCACGGCGTGGCCGGAAACGATCGACATCATGATCTACAAGGCAGGCACGTTCGTTCGTGCCCGCGGCGAGATCATCAACGTCTCCGCAATGTACGACACGGTCAACCTGAAGAAGAACGACTACCACGTCATCTTCATCGAGGAGAAGCTGCTCGTCATCAAGCGCCGCTGGAAGTCTCGCCTCGTGCGTGTCCCGCTCGCTGTGAACGGCACAGTCGGTGCCGCTCAGGTTCTCGATGCTCAGGGCAAGATCGCGCCTGTTACCCCGTAGTCCGTCACCGGGCACACCTGCAGTCCTCTTGCGGTGTGCCCGGTGGTGTTCCACTGACCCCACAATCTTTTGGAGGCTACGGTGGCTGTCGCACCGGCTCTATACGTCGCAGCGCCGACGGTTACACCCTCACGATTCGGACTTGTCACGGCCGCTGATCTGGTGGTCCCGGAGGATCGTCATTTCGTCAACGGTGTTCAGTTCGAAAGCAACCCCTCAGGCCCCGCGAAACTGGCGGCCGCCGAGTGCCTCCCCGAACCGGGACCTGACCGGACTGTGCCCGACGGTATCGAGATCGTCGAGTCCGAGCCCATCATCGTCTACAACGGATTCACCTGCCGCGCTGTCGGTCTCGACGAATCTGAAATGCTCGACCGCGCTCGCAAAGCGCTGACCGGTGGTGAATGGGCTGCCGTCGAGGATGCTGTCTGGTCGTCAGATTCTGGACTGATGAACGCAGACACCGACATCCTCACCACTACTGCTGTGCCGCTGGTGAAGGGAATCGGATTGCTCGAGGATCATCTCTACGAGCAGTACGGCGGTGTCGGTGTCATCCACGCGCCGCGTCATGTCGCGATGTTCGCCGCTGAGCGCCGACAGGTCGACGTCGAATCCGGCCGCAAGGTCACCACTTTGGGCACACGCTGGTCGTTCGGCAACTACCCGAACACTGACGCCGCCGGCGCACCCGCGGCCATCGATACGGCTTGGCTCGTCGCCACCGGTGCTGTGCAAGTTCGGCGCAGCGAGGTCAAGCAGCGACCGGCAACGCTCGCGGACGCACTCGATCGGCGCACCAACGAGGTCTTCGCGATCGCCGAACGCACCTACGTCCTTTCCTGGGAAGCGGTCCAAGCCGCTGTCCTCGTCAACCTCACCAGCAGCTAGGAGCACTGTTATGCCTTCAATCATCCCCACCCCGGATAAGGCCCAGGAAGTTGCCCGCGCGCTTCTGGAAGCTGCGGATTCTCCTGACGACGTCCACACCGATACCTCGGGGCCGAGTCTGGCGTTCGTTGTGTCCGACGAGCTCGCCACCAGGGCAGGCTTCGGTGATTATGACGATGATCCGGAACCTCTCACCGAGCCCGAGCCCGAGCCCGAGCCCGAAACTGAGACGGATCCTGTCGAGGAACCACCGCGTAGCGGCAAGGGCTCCGGCGAAGAGGTTTGGAAGAAGTTCCTCACCGACCAGAAACTCGAATTCGATCCAAAGCTCGAGCGCAATGACCTGATCGCACTCTGGGACGCACACACCGGCGGCCAGTAATGACATTGACCCTGCGTCGACTGCGCATCGAGATCACCTCCCTGCCCGCAGAACTCCTGCAGTTGGGTGCTCTCGTTGTCGCAGTCGCGCGCGGTCTCGACTACATCCGACTCCCAGCTGACCTCACGCCGGATTCGTTGTCGGTGATCGAGGCTGCGCTCCCGTTCGATGTGTGGGGATGGATCTTCCTCACCGCCGGAGCCGTCGGACTGCTCGGCACCTTCACACCTCGCATTCCCATGACTGCGTTGGCGCACGGGGTGCTGTTCGGCCTGTACCTCGTGTTCGGTATCGGTGCGCTCGCCGAACTGGCCGACCGAGACTTCCTGTACGGCTGGAGAACTGCCGTGGGTTGGGTGCTTGGTGCTGCGGTTGTGCACCTGGTTTTGGCTGACGCGTCGATTGATGGTTGGAGGCGGACACGTGCCCGATGATGTTGCCGCGCTCTTGCAGGGGCACCCCTGGTTGTTGTTGGTGATGCTGGTGGCGATCGTCATCAGATATGTAGGACAGCTTCTGTCGGAGGCGTCGGAATCGTGGGCGAAAGTGCTGGGGCCGTTGGGGAGACGTTGGCGGTCGAAGGCTGAACGTCGACGGATTGTGGAGGCTGCGGACCTCATAGATCTTCGTCGGCAGGTCGACAACCTCGCGCCGCGGGTGGAGTCGATGACCGAGAAGGTCGCGATGTACGACGACTACTTGCAGTACGACGCGAACTGGCATCGCGACATCGCCCTTCATGGCGCGGAGCGGGGCTGGGAGTTCCCGCCGCCGGAGCACATTTCGTTTCTCGCGTTCATGAGGCAACGCCAGCAGGCAGGGGACTTCTGAGATGACTGTCATCACGGAGACATTTCGGCGGCTGGACCAGACCGCGCCGGCCGCGCAGGATCTCGGGTTCGTCAACTTCACCGTCCACGAGCGGCGACTGGTATCGCCTGGGAACTATGTGCTTGTCAGGGTGAAGGTCCCTTGCCGTTTGGTCAACGGTGTTCTGACTTCCCCAAACCTTGTGCCTGGGCCTGCGGTTGTTCAGGTCGGGAACGAAACGTACGACATCGAGATACCGGACTCGTCGGCGCCGGTTCAGTTGTGGCCCTTGATCGATGCGGGAATGCCGCCGCCAGTCAATGTTCCTGGGTTCGTGCGCAATGCCGGTGGCATAGCCCGAATCGCACGCGCGACCCGCGACGAGTACGCGGCACTGACAAACCCCGACCCTGAAACCCTCTATATCGTTTTCGAGAACTAGGAGAGATCATGGCAGCATCAGGCAAGCTTTACGGCCTCGCTTTCAAAAGCATGGTGAATGGCGAGATCAACTGGACCTCGCACACCATCAAGGCAATGCTCTGCACGAGCGCGTACACCCCCAATCAAGACACCCATCAGTACAAGTCGTCTGTAACCAACGAGTCCGCAGGTACCGGTTACACCGCTGGTGGTGTCGCACTCGCGGGCAAGACGGTGAACTACACCGCAGGAACCAACACTCTCGTCCTGGACGCATCGGATACGCAGTGGCCCGACTCGACGGTCACCGGCCGATACTTGGTGCTCTACGACGACACCCCGTCGACGGACGCAACGAAGCCCCTGATCGGATACATCGACTTCGGTGCCGACGTGTCCACCACAGCAGGTGTTTTCACCAGCGTGTGGGATGCCGCCGGAATCATCGGTTTCACCACCCCGTAGTCAGGAGACGACACGATGGGCTTGTTCAATCGTGGCCAGGGCGCATCGTCGTTGATCCTTGACGAGGCGCGGGCAATCCGCGCTTATCTTGGCGAGCAATTGGTGTGGGACGGCACGATGGACGCGTTCGTGTCAGCACCGCGCATCATGGTGTCGGTATCGATGCGGGATCCGTTGGTGTCGGCGACCGCCAGCACCGTTGTACCGTTCATTACCGCCTCGGGGCAGGTTCTCGAACCAGCGATCTCGGGAACGGCGACAGTCCGCCCGGAGACAGCGATACTCGTCACGGGTGCCGTCTATTCGCCTGATGTTTCGGCAGATGCGTTGATCGAAGTTCCCGCGATCTCAGTGTCGGCGATCATGCTGGCGCCTACGGTGTCGGAAGCGTTCGACGCGACAGTCGAAGCGCCGTTCATTCAGGTGACCGCAGGCGTGTACTCGCCGCAGATCACAGTGGACTACTCGGCTGCGGCCCCAATTATCGCCGCATTTGCAGAGTTATTGGATCCGCTGATCACTGCTACCGGAACTGCTGTGGTCAATGCACCGATGATCGCGGTCACGGGAACAGTGGCCGCGCCCGAGATCCATGGATCGAGCACAGTTGCTGCGCCTGTGATCGCAGTTTCGGCGACAGTTCTCGCGCCTGAGATTCGGCGAGATGCGAAGGTCATGCCTCCGTTGATTGCTGGTACTGCGACGCTTTACGTACCTGTGGTTCAGGCGAACAATTTCAACCAGGTCAGCATGACCAAGAACGGCGACCAGCAGTTGGCCGCGTCGGCCTGGACGGAAGTTGGACCTTGGACGGCAGGATCAAGTTCGACTGTTTCCGGCAATGCATTGCGAGTTAAGGGATCGGGCAACGCCACGATTCAAGTTGGTTCCGAATGGCCTACCTCTACTTCAGTGAAGGATTGGCGGGTGCTCAAGAACGGCACGGTCGTTTGGACGAAGGGCTCCGGTGCGGGTTTGACGTTGGCGGACACGTTCGCCCTGGCAGTTGTCGACGGCGATCTGCTCACATGCGAGGCGTGGAACAGTTCAGGCGTGGCGACGAACCGCATCGTCAAGACCGGCGCGAACACGTATCTGCGTGTCGTACCGGCCTGAGATAATCGGTGTATGGCTTTTGAACCTGACCCCGACGCCGGTCAACCCGGCACTGTGAAACTCGCTGACGGGCGCTGGGCGTACCGCTGGAAAGGTGCACCGGACGCCGAGCTGATCATCATGAAGCAACCGGAAACACCGACGGCTGCGGAGTGAGAAACGACTGACGCCCCATCCTCGTTGCGAGGGTGGGGCGTCTTTTGTCGTTCGTAGCGGAGCTCACGCGTGACGTGCCCGCCATGACACTGCGGCGGTTCCGGCAGCTGCGACGCTGGCGAGTGCCCAGTACTGCCATGGCTGGTGGGTGACCGCGAGGGTTGCTGCGATGAGCGCGAAGATCGTCAAGCTGGTCTTGTCTTGGTTCGTCATCGTGTCGGTCCTTCCGTGTGTGGGAAACTGTAGTCGGGGAACCCGCCCGACACATCCGGGCGGGTTCCCTTTCCTACTTGCGCTTTTTGCGTTTCCGCTTGGGGCGCTTTCGGGCTTCTGAGATTCTTCGGATGAATTCTGCCCATCCCAGCAGGATGGTGAGAAGTCCGATTATCTCGGTCCAATTCGGCGGGTCCATGTTTACCTCCTCTCTGTTGTTGTTCCTCAACGATAGCATCTTGACAATGCTTGCGCAAGTCGTAATTCGGTTGATGCTCAACGGGTTTAGAACTTGTCAAAGCATCGCGACGATGCTACAGTTGGGTCAACGCCGACAAGGGAGAACAACATTAACGCCTACCGAACCACCGACACCACCGGCTCCGACATGATCGTCATGGGCACCAGCCCAGACCACGCCCGCGAGGTCGCCACCCAAATCCTCCGCGACCTCGCCGCCGACCACCCGAACATCATCGGAACCAAGACCGCAATCGCCACCGTCGCGAGCATCTGACCGGGAGGCCCCTCCGGGGGCCTTCCCCGGACGGTTGGTACCGTTGCATCGTCACGATGCCCTCGGCACGAAATTGAACGGAGCACGCAATGATCCGCTTCCTCTCCCGAACGGAAGTCGCCGAACGTATCGGCGTCAAACCCACCAGCCTCGGCCGCTACAAACTCCCTGAGCCCGATGCCATGACCGGTGACGTGCGAGGCTGGACCGCCGAAACGATCGACGCATGGAACGCTGAACGCACCAAACGATCCTGAAATGACAAAGCCCCCAACCTCGCGATGAGGTTGGGGGCTTCTTGTCGTTGCTACTAGATGCCTGCGAAATACTTCGAGACGGCAACAGTCCCGTCGAAGTAGTTGGCATGGGTAATTTTGATTGTGTCCAGTGAGTCGGACCCAATCAGTACGATCTCAATCGAATCGTGTGAGTTCAGGTGCTCTCGCTCAAGGCGAGCGTACTCACGCATCGCCGCTTTCGAGTTGTGGTTGAACTCCTGCACGTCAAGCAGTTCGGCTCGATTGTGATCGAAAACCAGCAAGAAGTGCTTCATTCCCACACTCACCGCTGACCTCCTCTTAGGTATGGCATTGCTTCTTCTCTCAGTCTAGAGATCCTCGTGGTCATTATGGCATCCACTGTCAACCCCTTCTCCTCGATCGCCATCGCCTCAGAGACGGCCTGGAACCAGTCCTGAACGGGCGCGGGACCGCGACCCGACTTAACGTCCTGTCCGATTCGAGTCGTGAACTGCTCAACTGTGTATGCCCACTCGTGCATGACTTGCGTACGAAGCTGGACCTCAATTTTCCGGCCGGAGTAGTCGACGATGATGTGAACGGCACGATAGCCGGATGCCTTCGGTGCCTCGATGTAATCGCGGATCTTGACTACCTTGCCGCTGCCTTCGTAGCGCTTCTGTACTGCACGGATCTCGTCCACATCGCGGAGAACTGCGCGACAACCTCCGATGTCCGCCATCCGCGACAGATTCATCGTTGGCTCTCGGGAGAGTTTGTCGAGGATTGTGGGGATGCGCTTCAGTCGCTGGGACACATTCCAGATATCAACGCATTTGGCAGTTGCGACACGTGAACGCAAGCCCATAGTCGCTGACTGTAGGGGCACCGCATGAGCCGCTCGCCAGTCGACAAGTGTGTCCAATGCGCCGGCGACCGCGTGCAACAACTCTTCGTAGTCAGAGTCCGTTTGATCGGCATTCAGAAATGCACGCAGGGTTTTGCCTGCTTTGTGAACTTGACTGTTTGAGGGAACGTTTGGGGTCGCCACCAAACGAGATTAGAACGAAGCTCCGACACGGACTGCACCAACGCTGCCGATGCCCACCTGTGCTGCCGAATGAGTCAGGTGGGCATCGAACTATTCAGTTGTGGTGCGGCGATCATTGACGGCTTCCCTTCCGTCTCCTGCCTACGGTTGAGACGATAGCAAACATCGAACAGGTGTGCGAATATTTGGGTATGTCCAGCTACGAACGGCCACCGAAACAATGCCCCAACAGGCACCCATTCGGACCCAACACATGCCTCGTCGGCTGGGAAGTCTGCGCCTGCACCACCGCCCACAACGGCGGCCACCGCACCCACTACTGCAGGCAATGCGGAGAAACCGTCCGCACCCCACCCTGCGCCGGCGCCAAACCCCAATCCGACCGCTGGACCAACAAACCCGCACGCATCCCGCCCCCACCGGCGGACAACGACTATCCTCACCTGTAGAGAGCTGCTGGCTGTGGGCCGAGCGAATCATCTTCCGCTCGGAGGCTCACATGCCCACCACAGTCTGGCCCACCATCCGCTCGCACGTCGTCCGCACCACGAACCTCGACAACTGCGGCGCCCCCGTGTTCGGCCCGAAGTCGCAGATCGTGTCCGACGGCCACGTGTCCATCAAGATCAGCCCCCAGTACGAGGACGGCGAAGAGACCGCCCCCAAGAACGCGGCCGGCAAGATCCAGTTCGTCGACAAGGCACAGGACGAGCTGAAGTATCACAACGTCGAAATCGCTTTCCTGCAGGTGAATCCCGAGTTGTTCAGTCAGACGACCGGTCAGCCGATCGTCCTCGACCACGCGGGCAACGCGACCGGTATTCGTATCGGTGCGACGATTCGATCGAACTTCGCGCTCGAGACGTGGACCGACGTTCCCGGCACCGTGTGCGGTCCGGACGGGAAGCTGTACGGCTACGCGCTGTTGCCGTGGATCAAGGACGGTCGTCTCGGCGACTTCTCGTTCGAGAATGCGCTCGCGAACTTCACCATCACCGCGCGCACCGAAGCGCGTTCGCCGTGGGGTGTGGGTCCGTACGACGTGGTGCTGAATGCGGCGGTAGCTCCCGCAACTGAGCCTGCAGCAGGTCCGCTGCTGACGCCGATCGCGGCGGATCAGCACATTCACATGGAGCCGACGTCGATCATCTACCCGGCGCCGACCGCCGGTGCGGTGGCACTCGCCCCTTAAGTGGCCCTCTGATCGGTGACGGTGTCAACGCACCGGTCATTGGGCCGTCTTTGATCATCGGTTGAATCGAGCAGGAAGGCGGGTGGCTCCAATGGTTTGGTCACGGCCAGAAATAATCAGTGGGGTCACCCGCGCAACCAAAGCGGTGTTCGACAAGTACGCCCAAGGAATCGAAGAGGCACTTACTGCAGCAGCAGAGAAGCTTTCAGCGGACGATGCGGCGCAGACATACGTCGACAAACAGACAGCCGATCTTGTCTACGCGTCACCCCGACGAACTGTGTACGGTCCGCGATGGGTGTTCGACGGGGATTCCATCACGATCAACGGCATCGCCGTATCGTCCGGCACCCAAGACCGAGGCCCGTCATGGACCTCGGAAATGGCACGACAATCCATGGGCCGTATCCGCTACATCTTCAACGCAGCTGTAGCGGGACAGCGAACAGATGAAGCTCTGGCTCGCTTCGACGCCAATGTCGCTCCCCACTCGCCGGATGTCGTGTTCCTGACCGCAGGCACCAACGACATCGGCGCAGTCCGGGACATGGCCGCGTGGCTTGCTGACATCGAGACGTACCGATTGAAATGTGTTGCGATCAAAGCGCAGTTAATCGTCGGAGCGATCTGGCCATCCGACACCAATAATCCGGCCGGACGCAGCGCGACCACACGTACATGGAACAGTGCGCTCTACGAGTGGGCGGAATCGAAAGGCGTGCAGGTCGTCCCGTGGGACACTCTCGCGAACCCTGCAACCGGTGGTTGGCCGGCAGGGTGGTCGAGTGACAACCTGCACCCGACGTTGCTGGACGCGTACGCCCAGATCGGGAAGTTCGGATGGTCGATCGTCGAACCGCGAGTCGGCCCAGTCGTGGTTCGCCGCGCGGTGTCGAACGCGTCGGATAGTCTCCCGAACGGGTTCTTCACGGCCGGTTCCGTCTTGGCTGCACCAAATTTGAGCGCAGGCACACCATCGACGGCGTCGGGAACTCTGCCAGCCGGTTCCTACTCCTACAAGTTCACCAGCCGCACCTACTGGAACGAATCGGCAGCCTCTCCGGCGATGGATGTCACGTTGTCGGCGACTGGCAAAATCAGCATCACGTACTCGACGGTCACCGGCGCTCGAGGCTTCCGTGTGTTCCGCAAGGGCCCAGGGGACGCCGACTACAAGTACCTCACCTACATCACGAGCGCACTCACCGGCACTTTCACCGACGACGGCACCTTCACCCCCGGCGCCGCGATCAACGTCACCGGCAGCGCACTCATTCCGACAGGGCTCACCACCGGCAGCGCCACCTTGCACAGTCTCGGCGGGGGCTTCCTCACCGAACCGGGGGTGCGTGGCAACTTCTATCGCCTCACGCCGTACGAGTCGGGCACAGGCGTCCCGAACGATCACTTCGCGGTGGCTGTCACGCCGGGGGAGGTGTACGACGCTTCCGCGCTCGTCCGAACATCTGGTGTGGCGGAGGGGTGGTTTGTTGTTCGCTTCCGCGACGGAGCGAGCACGAACATCGGTCAGGTCATCATCGCGAAGGGGAAGATGACGAACGGTTTCGGGCTCGCGAACCGGCGACTGACCATCCCGGCCGGCACTGTGACAGCGCGAGTGAGTTTCGAGCTGACGAACAGCACCGATGCCGGATATCTCGACGTTGCCGAGGTTCAGTTCCGCAAGGTTCAGTAGAAATGCCACGCGCGTCCGGTTTCGACGCCGGAGCGTCAACATAAGCGGTAGATACTGTCATAGGTATCTACCGTTTGGTTTTGGAGGGAGCATTGTGAGCGGACCGTGTGATTGGCCAGTGAAGTCGTCGTCGAAAGAATGGACTGACGCTGATCCAGATGACAAAGCTGTTGCCGCGGAGTTGGCGACACAGAATCTGTGGGCGTTGACGGGACAGGTGTTCGGGCTGTGCGAGGTGACAGTGCGGCCGTGCTTCAGTCCCACCGACTATTCGACGTACCGCGGGCGGTCCGGTTCGGGCGCCGACTGGTTCCCAGGGCTGGTGTCGGGTTCGTGGATGCCAGGGTCGTGCGGCTGCGCTGACGGATGCAACCACCCATCCGAGGTCGCATTGCCTGGCCCGGTGCACTCGATCGTGCAGGTGATGATCGACGGCGACATCCTCGACCCGTCGGAGTACCTGATCCGCAACAATCGTTGGCTCATCCGCACCAATGCCGGGGTGTGGCCGCAGAATCAGAACCTCACCGTCCCCGACAACGCGGTCGGTGCGTTCACGGTGACATACAAGCAGGGCATCGAAGTTCCGCTCGCTGGGCAGTTGGCGGCCGGTGATCTTGCGGTCGAGTTCCTTCGCGCCCGAAAAGGCGGCAAATGCAAGCTCCCGGATCGGGCGATCAGCGTGTCCCGGCAGGGTATGGACATTCAGCTCGTGGACGCGCAGGTGCTGTTCGAACAAGGGCTGACCGGTGTCGCGTCAGTGGACCAGTGGATTGCGTCGGTGAATCCTCACAAGGTGAAATCCCGTCCCCGGGTCTATTCGCCTGATTCGCCACGTGTAGCGAGGATCCGCTGATGGACCTCTACGGCAAAGCCACCCAACTGCTGAACGAACTGACATCGCGACTCGAATCGACACGCGCCGGCCAGGTCGACTACGCGGCAGTGCATCCCGGAGACACGTCCGTGGCGTACGGGTGTGCGACGGCGTTCGTGCGGCCCGGGCAGATCTATCCGACGGTCGCGTTCCCTGCGCCGCTGAATCCGGCGCAGATCGATCCGACGCACCCGGTGTCCTACGCGGCAGACCTCGAAATCACCATTTGGCGGTGCTACGGGAACACCAGTGACAATTCGATGCCTGAACTGTACGAACTGGATTCACTGGCCCGCGATGCCCTCGACGACGCGCGGGCGATGATGCGGGCCGTGCAATGCGCATTCGACCGAGGCACCCCGATGTACTGCGGACCGTGGATTCCGAAAGGCCCGAACGGAGGCATTCACGGCGGGCAGATGACGGTCACTGTCGGTGTGGAGTTGTGGTGCCCGTGTGATGCGGTGATCCCGGAATTCGATTCCGTGTTCGCGCCACTACAGGGCGAGCCGCGGATCGAATAGTTGTCGGTAGGCACAGTTGTATTGTGTCCGACGTATGATCTGGTTCATGACCACTGTGCATGTTCGTGCGAATCAGACCACAGTCGATTGGGCGGAGGGCGCCGAGTTCGTGTGCGAGCGCACTCCGTTCGTCGACAACCTCATCCAACATGGAGGACTCACCGAACTCGGGCTGGCGCTTTCAGCCGCCGACGTCGCCCACCTGGGGGCCGAGCCTCTCGACGCCCTGAACGCCGCTAGCGACCCCAGCAAGCTGTACGTGCAGTACGCGGCGGGCGGTGTCGTTGACGCTCAAGACAAAGTCGCAGCTGCAGCCGCCGATGCAAATTCGTCGTCCGAGGAGCGTCAGGACGCGGAGAAGGCTCTCGCCAACGCCCAGGCGGATGCTGCTGCGGCGCAGGAAAACCTCAACCAGGCCCGCGCCGACTCCACCGAAACCCTTGCCGAGTTGAACACCGAACTCGACAACGAATCTGAAGCGCCGAAGCCCCCGCGCACTCGGAGAAAGAGCAACTAAATGCCCGCCCACGTGGTGATGTACCGGGAACGGATGGAACAAGGACTCGCGCACGACGGCATGGCGCGGATGAACGACATCGGCCGGCAAGTCGTCAACCATGCGCGCGCTGATTGCCCCGTTGACTCAGGTCAGCTTCGTTCGTCGATCACTCATCACGTGACGCTCGTCGGCCGGACTGCACGGATGCGTGTCGGGTCGCCACTCGACCGGGCTAAGTGGATCCACGAGGGTACCGGTATCTACGGCCCACACAAGACGCCGATCGTTCCGGTGTCGGCGAAGGCGTTGAAGTTCCCGGCACCAGGGGTTTTCGGTCCGATGCCCCGCGGTGGATCCCGCCGCCCAGGCGGTTTCGTGTTCGCGAAGTCCGTCAGAGGCATCCCACCGAACCCGTTCCTCACCACTGCTTTGAAGACAGTTCTCGGCGCCACCAACGTCACCGTCCGCCCAACCATCAACTAAGGAAATCGCAAATGCCTCCACGCGCACGCAAGTCCGCCACCAAGCCTTCACAGGCCGACGGCAACCCCACCACGAAGGAAGTCGAGAAGGTACTCGACATCATCGAGACCCCAGACGAAATCCTGGACACACCGAAAACCGTCGACGGCGAGGGCACCCCCATCCCGGCCGAGCTGCAGTTCAGCACGGAAGATCTCCCCGACCTGCCCGAGGATGACGGTCACGTCGAATACCTCACCGTCGATGGTTTCGAGCTGAGAGCCCGCAAACCGGATCCGTCAGCGTGGAACTTGGTCATCGGCATGATGTCCGATGACGCCACTGCGGCCGACAAGGCGCGATCGCTGCAGACGTTCATCAACCACATCTTCGACGAGCCGTCGCGCATGTACATCAATCGCCGATTGTTCACGCGCGGTGACAAGTTCGATCAGGACTTCCTCGAACGAATCGTGGTCACGATCATCGAGCGGTTCACTCCGGAGACGAATCGGGAGCAGCGGCGCGCGCGAGCTCGCGCCACTAAGCAGCGCCGATAGTCAGTGGCCGAACCGTGGGTCTCTGACCCGACAGCGTGGGCAGTGGACGGCCGGGTCATGCACGTGACCCGGCCTCCGCTCGTCCCCCTCGTGCACATGATCATCTCGTTCTCGCCCATCCAGGTAGTGATGGGCTCACTCCGCGACATCGACGACAAACAATGGTTGTTCGAGCAGATCCTGGCCCCCGAATCGAAGATCGGCAACGACTTCGTCCACCGTGTGGCGGATGCGCTGGTGCAGGAATGGTTTTGGATGCCACGCTGGACGGTGCAGGAAATCTGGTGGAAAGCGATGGGGAACTGGTCCGACGTCGACGGCGAACTGTCGATGCGCGGGGTGGACCTGATGTCGATGCCGCCGGCGCAGGCAACGAACACGGTGAAAGCTGTTCTGCGTAAGTGGGCATCAGGCAATAAAGAGGCAGCCGAAGAGTTGCAGCGCGACCTGACGACGGAACCGCCTCGCATTGCACTCAATCCTCAGCGCGCGGAAATCACTCCCGAAGCAGTCGAGGCTGAGGGCTACGACTTCATGGCCGCGCTCGAGTTGGCGAACCAACACCAACGGTGACTTTCCGCTAAACCCGCCGGGTACAGATACCCTGCATATAGAACTTGTCGCTGGCTGTGGGCCGGGCATCACCACTGTGTGATCCCGAGGAGCCTCCGGCGTGACAGCCCCGTACGCAAAAGCTGTAGTCACAGCGGAACTCGACTGGGGCAACGTCGGCACCGAGTTCGAAGCCCGCGTCAGAGTCGCCGCCGAGAAGGCAGCGAGAGCCGCGCAGAAGCAGTTCGATCGAGTTCGGCTGGCGGCGAAGGTTTCTTTCCGTGCCAATGTGGCGGAGTTCCGTCGGGAGACTCAGGAACGGCTGGACCGGGCCGCGTTCTCGGCGAAGGCAGTTCTGCGCGCGGATACGGCGAAGTTCCATGCCGATGTTCGGAAGGCAACGAAGAACCTTCCCGGCGCGAAGGTTGAGGTCACACCCGAGGTCAAGAACATCCAGTCCTTCGTGCAGGGGCTGGAGGAGCGTCTGCGGGTCGCGCGGATTACGGCTCCTGTGTTCCTGGCGGTCGCGAACGAAGCTGACTTCCTGGCCCGCATTGCGACGCTGACGCGTCCGGTGACGCAGACCGTCAACATCATCACTACTGGCGACACGAACGGCCCCGGCGGCGGCCCAGGCTCAGGTGGACGCAACGGTGGCTTGCGCGGCGGAATGATTCGCCGGATCCGCATGCAGATCGAGATGGACCGCTCGTCGGTTGCGAGTGCGGAAGCTCAGATCGCCGCGCTTGAGACGCGTCTGTCGGCGGCACGCACCAGACAATCCGAGTCCATCGACCGCGTCCGGGTTGCGCAGGCGCGCCTCGACGAGGTGAACACTCGCGCGAACTCCACAACCTCTCAGCGCTTGGCAGCGCACGCCGCGCTGACACGCGCGAACAACGAACTCGGCTCGCACACAGCCAGAGTCACTCAGGCGATCGGTGACCAAGCTGAGGCACACCAGCGTTTGCGTCGCGCTCAGCAGGATCAGAACTCGGTCTCCCGGACTGCGCGGGCAGCTATCGGTGGGCTCGCCGAAACGGCAATGAACTTGGGCCGCAACTTGCTGTCGTCGGTCAGCCCTGCCGGTCTGTTGAAGGTCGCGTTGCTCGCGTTGGCTGCGCTGAGCCTTGTTCCGCTGATCGGGCAGTTGGCGCAGGCCGCCGGGATCATTTCGCTGCTCCCAGCTGTAGCGGCGTCCGCGGTGGCGGGTATCGCGACGATGGTCATCGGATTCACCGGCGTGTTCGATGCCTTCTCGAAGGGTTCGAAGGCCGCCGAGATCGCAGCGAAAGGTACTGCGGCTGCGGCGAAGCAGCAGGAAGCGGATGCACGCAAGCGTGCGCAGGCCGCGAAGGCTGTTGCATCTGCTGAGCGCGGGGTGGAGAGCGCACTCGACGGTGTTGACCGGGCTGAGCGTGGTGTCACGCAGTCGCAGCGCCAGGCGGAAAAGGCGCAGGAAAGCCTTAACCGGGCTCGTGAAGACGCGAAGGCGACGATCGATGATCTGAATTTCGCTCTCAAGGGCACCGCGATCGACGAACGTGATGCGGTGTTGGCGCTCGCGAGAGCACGGGAGGCGTACGACAAGACGTTCGCGGATCCGGCAGCGTCGGCTTTGGATCGGTCGGAAGCTGCTCTCGGTGTGGACAAGGCGCTGCGCCGGCAAGAAGAAGTTGGGCGCCGGAACACGCAACTAGCGAAAGACGCGGCCAAGGCGAACGAGAAGGGCATCGAAGGCTCTGATCAGGTTGTCGCCGCGAAGGAAGCTGTAGCGGAAGCGGATCAGGGAATCGTCGACGCAAACAAGGCCGTTGTCGATGCGCAGGATCAAGTAACACTCGCGCAGCAGAACCTCGCCGACGCGCAAGAGGCAGCAGCAGAGGCGATGACGTCGAACGCTGACGCCGTCGACGAATACGCGGACGCACTCGCGAACCTGTCCCCGAACGCCCGCGCCTTCGTGGAGCAAGTACGCGGCCTGAGCGACGCGTGGAAGGAACTACGCCTCGAGGTCCAGGACAACCTGTTCGACGAGATGGGCGATTCAGTCGTCAACCTCGCCAGCAACTACCTCCCACTCCTCAAGACCGGACTAGGTGGAATCGCTACCGAGATCAACGGCGGTGTACGGCGTGCGATCGACGACATGTCCTCCGACTCAGCGAAGTTGGACTGGACCAAGATCCTCGAGAACACGAGGGCCTCCATCGGCCCGGTCATCGACGGGCTGTCCGATCTCGCTGGGGCGCTGACCAACATCGCTGCAATCGGATCGGAATTCCTTCCAGGGTTCAGCAATTCGTTCGCAGAGACCATGCAGGAATTCCGGGAGTGGACGGAGTCCGAAGAGGGCGAGAACAAGATCCGCAACTTCATGGAGAAGTCGATCGAATCGCTCAAGCAGGTCAAGGACCTGTTCCTCGCCGTCGGCGACGTCATAGGCGGTCTGTTCAAGACTTCGGAGAAGACCGGCAAGTCGATGATCGAGTCGATGACGGACTCTCTGCGCGATTTCGCAAAGTGGATGGAAACGCCTGCAGGCCAGGACAAGATGCAAAGTTTCTGGCAGACGGTCAAGGACACTGTTTCCGACATTCTCAAACTTGTCGAGACCGCTCTCGATCTTGCTGGCGAATTGTTCAAACTCGGGCAGGGGCTCGGGTTGATCGCCGAAGTAGAGAAAAGGAAGGCAGATCGACAAGGGATTACACCGACGGGTGTCAACAGTGCTGACGAGACGCGCGGCACCGGAGGGAAGGTCCTCGGCAATGCACTCGGAAGTAAAGACGGCAGTTGGTGGGGACAGCGATTCCGTGACAGTGAGGGAAGGACTGTCGATGAGGATGGCAATGAACTGAAGTGGCAGAACAACGTGATCGTCGGATTCCCGGGTTACAAGAAGGGGTCAGGCGCTGAGCGGATCGTCACTGGGGTCATGAACGCCACTCCTCTCGGTCTTGCTTTTCAGGGACTCGGAAAGCTGTTCGGCAACGAGGTCAACCCCAAAGCCGTGCCTGAGGGCTCACAAAGCTCGAGCCTCCGGAATGTTCCTGGCTACGGCTACATTCCCGGACCGGGAAACCAAGGTCGCGGCGCAGGTGGCGCAGGCGGTGCTGTGACGAAGCCTGGCCCGAACGACACGATTGATATGCCGAACCCTTACGGCAAGGGCGGCATGCGCAAGCCGATGACAAAGACCGAATGGATGTCGTTCTTCGAGCCTGGCACTCAGGCCGCTGCCGAGGCGGAGGCAGAGTTCGACGAGACGTGGCGCCGGGAGAACGTCAACACACAGGAAAGCCTCGACGAGCAGAAGGGGTTCTTCGGGAACTTCGGCTCCAAGGTCAGTGGCGTCTTCAGCGGCATCGTCGATGGCGACATGTCGAACTTCATGGGCGGCCTCGGTGGAACCCTGTCGAACGTCTTCTCCTTCGATTCGGAAGGCAGTTCAGCGTTCAGCCGCTTCGGGTCGAATGCCGGGCAGGCTCTGTTCTCCCTCGCGACAGGCGATTTCACTGGCTTCACGTCCAGCCTCGGCGAACTTGGAAGGAACATCTTCGGAACCACCGAGGACGGCAAGATCAACTTCGACGGCTTCCGCAACAAAGTCGGTGAAGTAATCGGGGACATCGTCGGAAGACTCTTCCCTGGACTGAAGCCCGGACTCGACAAAGTGGTCGAGTGGGGGGCCGGCGCAGTCGCAGGGTTCGCGAGCGCGTGGGATGGCCTCCGAAGCGCGGCGGCCACACCGATCAACTTCATCATCGACACCGTCCTCAACAACGGTCTAGGCAAGGCGTGGAACGCGGTTCACTCGATGCTGGGACTCCCTGCGTGGCCGACCATCGATCCGATCGGCGAAGTAGGCGGTAAAGCCGGCGGAAACATCGCCGACAACATGATTCACCGCCGCGACGGTGGAGCGGTGTTCGGTGCAGGCGGACCGCGTGAGGACAAAATCCCGGCGTGGCTGTCGAACAACGAACATGTCTGGACCGCAGCGGAAGTGAATGCGGCCGGCGGACACAAGGCTGTCGAACGCATCCGTAGTGGTGTCCTTGCAGGGAACTACCGCGACGGTGGAAAGGTCGTCGGAGGAAAGGGGCCGGCACGTTTCGCTATCGGCGGTGGCGTGATGTTCGGATCCGATGCAGACACCTGGATGTCGGACATCATTCAGAACACATTTCCTGAAGCGACGATCACCTCCGCGCTACGGCCTGGACATTCAGGATTTCATGGACGTGGGCAGGCCGTCGACATCGACGGACCGAACAAGCAGCAATACGCGAACTGGATCTACGAGGCGTACCCGCAGTCGTCTCAGTTGATCTACGGTCCCGGACCGCTGCTGTACAACGTGGGCGGGCAGTCCATCACCGATCAGAACCAGCTAGCGAACCAGGTATATGCCGGTGACCTCCCAGGGCACTTCGATCACGTTCACTGGGCGAACTCAATGCCGCTCGGGGAACTCTCTGAGGATCAGAAGAAGTCGCTGTGGGACCGGGTCAAGGAATTCGGCGGCGCGGTGATCAGCACTGTCGGAAACCAAACGGCGAACCTGTTCGAAATGCCGGTCAAGGCAATCCGAAAGACGATCCCAGAGTTTTCCGAACTCGGGATGTTCGGGAAGATCCCGTTGGCGCTGTACGACAAGGTGACCGAAGCTGCTCTCAACAAGGTCCGGGGCAAGTCTCGGAGTATCGGCGGCAGCGGAGATGTGCCGTACGACAAATCATCCGGCGCCGAGCAATGGCGACCGCTCGTCGAGAAGCTCTTCGACGAGAAGGGGATCGACCGGTCGCTGGTCGACAAGTACCTGTACCAGATCCAGCGTGAATCGGGTGGTGACCCGAACGCGATCAACGACTGGGACATCAACGCACAGAACGGTGTCCCGTCGAAGGGCCTCGCGCAGGTTATTGACCCGACGTTCGAGTCGTTCAAGGACCCCGGTTTCGACAACATCTGGGATCCGGAAGCGAACCTGCGCGCTTCGCTGAACTACTTGCTTCGCGACCCGAAGTTCGGCGGACAAGGTGTCGCCGCCCTGACCGGCGCTGGCTACGACCAGGGTGGTATCGCGAACGGTATCGGTGTGATGCCGAAGTTCACGTTGCAGCCTGAGCGGGTCCTCTCTCCTGAGATGACTGCTGATTTCGAGCGACTGATTTCGGTGCTTGAGCGGCCGGACTTCATTGATGTGCTCCGTCAAATGACGAGTGACGCGGTGACGAACGCGGCGACAGCGGCGTCGGTGTCCAGTGGTGCGAGTGCTCCTGCGCCGGAGGTGAATATCGCGGCGGCTGCGTCGGGTCCGTCGACGTCGTTCGATCCGAACAACACCGGATATGACGACACGTACTACAACGACACCGTCGCCCGTGGCGGGAGGGAAGGCGCCGACGCGTGGCTTGCGCGGCAGGACTTCGGGCCACAGATCCGCACGTGGGGGATCAACGCGCTCAAGGAGATCGGCGGCGAGTTCGCATCACCTCTCGGTCTGGAACGGCGTTGGGGTGAAGCGGTGGATCAGGGTGCGAAGGACGCGATGCGCGCCTCTACAGGCGGCGGTAACACGTACAACATCACGCAGGAATTCCACGGCTACAACGGCACACCGCAACAGTTCCTCGCGGAAGTGGAACGCGAAGCCCGCCGCGGCATGACAGCACTGACACCGGTCAGCTAGGGGAATGGAATTCGATGAACAACTGTGACCCCGACTTCAACGGCGGGTACCCCGTCCTGTTGATCATGCGCGATTTCGATCCCACGAGTCCGACGTTCGAAGAAGACATCGTCACTGTTCCGATCTTTGGACCGGACTTTGTGGGACAGGGTATTTCGCTGCTCGAAGGGTATTCGGGTTTCTACCACACCCCGATCACACCGGTTCGGGAACCGCACGCATACGAGGCGGGTTCAACGCCCAGCGACTACACGCGGGTAGAGGAGCGGATCCTCGACTGCGACATCGGTGTGCAAGGCCGGAACTGGGCGGAGTTCGTGCAGGTCGAAACCCTGTTGTGGAAGATCATGAAACCACCGAAGGGGAAGCGCCCGGACTTCGTGTTGCGGTTCTACTTCGGTCCCGGCGAGGATGACTGGCGCGAGATCACCGTCCGTTTGGAGCGCACCCCGAAGGACCTGTTCAGCCGCGGGCCGGGGTTGACGACGAAGTACAAGTGGTCGCTGACGCTCCTGGCGTGCGATCCGTACTGGTATTCGCGGACGTTGCAGGACACCGTCACTTTCGATACCGGTACCGGTACGGGCGCGAACCGGATCAGTCAGCGGACGTTGGTGATCGACAACCATGCGGATCAGGAGTGCTGGCTCGAGTACGCCTCGAACGAGCTCACCGCGACGTCGACGTTCACGTTGCCTGATGCGCTGGGTGTGTACCCGAAGTGGCACACCTCGGCTGGTCAGAGGATCTATGTGCCGTTGCCGACAGTGGGAGTAGGGAAGTCGTTCCTTGTGCAAACAGACCCGCTGAAGATCGCGCTTGAGGCGATGGACGATTCTCAAATCGTCGCGAACATGCAGGGCGACTTCAACAACGCGCTGCCACCACACACTGTCGGCGCCGAGCTCCCTGTCACGTTGAAAGGCGGCACCGCGCAGACACAGCTCAGCGTCTACGCGATCCAGCAATGGGACCGATATTTCGGGGGTGAAGCACTGTGACTTCGCTACCGGTACACAGAGACAACTTCATCTACCGAGTAGGTGAGTGCTGATGGCTGACTTGATGACTCCGGATGAGGTTCGGAAGGCGATCCGCCAGCGCACCATCGAGCGCATCTCGATCATGAGGTCCCGGCCGAAGATCACACTATTTGATCGCAACTGGCGGAACCCCGTTCCGATCATGGGGGAGGTCAAAGCGTCGTTCGAGGAGAAATTGAACGACGCCGGCGAAGGTGACCTCACTCTGTTCGGGAACCACAAGATCCGTGAATGGGTGATCGAGGAACTCGAAGACGACGAGGATATCCACATTCGCGTCCAGATGGGCGGGAAGGAATGGACGGGTAAGGCGGTCTCGATCACCAACCGCGGTGACGAGCGGGGGTTCGAGTACATCGAGATCAAGTTCGTCCACGAGTGGCAGCATCTGAAGAAGATCGTCTGCTACTCGAATCCGCTGCTGCCGGCGGAGTTGCAGGCTCCGAAGATCTGGGCATACGCGGGTCCGTCGATTTACGGCATCAAGACGTTGATGTTCCTGAACCTGTTGCGCCGCTTCGGTCCGCTGTGGGGTTTGGCGGAGGACCTGTTCAACCCGCAGAATTGGGCTGCGAATCTCAACCCTGCGAACTGGCCAATCGTGGTGCTGCCGGGCAGTTTCTTCGGCGATACGTCGATGTGGCAGATCATCACCACGCGGTTCGGGAAATTGCACGATGTCATCGCGCCGAGTTTGGCGATGGCAGGTTTGCAGGTCATCGCGAAGCGTTGGTTCCCGGGGATGCCGCAACCGGCACCGAACCACTTCACTCTGACGGAGACGACGTTGACGCTCGACGTCGTCGACAAGTCCGGGTACCGCGGCAAGAACGGCAACATCCTCGACGGCCTCCTACATCTGGTCACCGAGATTGCGGACGATTTGATCAATCAGGTCGTCACGCAGATCACCGGCGCACCGAACCCGCCCGAGTACTCACTGTCCGGGTACCTGGGCACGAACCCGGAGCGCCCGTTCGTGACGTGGCGCAACGCGAAACGCACCGGCAGGTCGGGAATCGGGGAGTGGCAGTGGACCGTCCACAAGGCCCTCGCAGGGGCAATTGTCACCGGCGGTCACAGCCCTGACTGGGTGAACGCCGGCCTCAAACTCATCGCCAACGCGATCCTCGGCTACATCGGGGCGATGTTCGGCAACGCCGGCCTCGGGTTGGGGATCCTGGACTCCGTCATCGAGGACGTCGTGTTGGCGTTCCATCGGATGGCGAATCCGATACGGCAGAACAGGATGGGTATCCGCGGCCCGGGCTGGGGTGAGGAATGGGAACCCACCGGGGGTACGGGTGCGTCGCTGTCGGCGTTGCAGGCGATCCAGGCCGGGTTCGACCGGACGAAGGCATACCGGTCGTACAAGGTGTCGGTCCGGAACTTCGCGCCGTGGCGCGTCGGCGAGCATTTCGACCTCGGGGACCGGACCGCGGTCGAGGTCGGCAAGCGCGGCACGTACTACATCGACCACGTGTACGGGTTGAAGGTGTCGTGGTCGCGGACCGAGGACCCGTGGTACGACATCTCGATCGGTGACGACAAGAAGGACATCGCGCCGAATGCGGTGTTGACCCGGCAGGTTGAAGGCTTGAAGGCGATTTTGCAATCGGTGTCGGTAGCAAGCTGATGATGAAATCGGTAGATACAGTGAACAGTAACTACTGCATGGAGGATGGTTGTGGCGAAAGCTGACAAGGACGGCATCATCCGGGACCGCCGCACCGGGATCGTATTGGCGCGTAAGCACCGGCATCCGCTTGCGGACCTGTTCAAGGACATTCCGATGGGAGAGGGTCTGCCTGGTTTGCATATGGGATTGCCGGAGGTGGAGCACCTGTTGGCGATCCATGTATTCGACAACATGGATTGTTCGCCGCCGCGGAATCCGTTGTACCGCGCCGTTCCTGACCCGGACAGTTTGAATGCGACAGGCACGGACCGGGTGATCTACGTACCCGTTGATACTCCGAATCCCGTTGCTGTCGAGGAAGAGGACGAGCAGATCTTCGTCGCTGACATCTCCAACTACGACGCGGACCAGATGGCGGCGTTGAAGTTGCAGATCCAGCAGAAGGAGATCGCGGACAAGATGATCGAGCAGGCCGACCCGCACGTGCGCGGGGAGGGCGATTACTGATGCCATGGACACCACCGCCCGATCCGTCTTTCGTGCCGAACTATGTTCCGACGAAGGCGTACACGAAGAGCACCGTTCACAGTCTGCAGAATGTCGATCCGTACGACTTCGCCGGCGCACGCAATCGGGAACTCCGCGACAAAGCTGAGTCCGCGCGAGGGAACCTCTTCACTCGACTACTTGGAGGGTTCCTTGACATCGGGCAACTGCTTGGCAGTATCGCGGACGCGTTCTTGGGGCGAGGGTCGTTCGGTTTAGGGCCTCTTCGGGAGATCAACGACCGCGGCATTCTGATCACTGGCTACGGACAGCAGATCAGCGACCTCGAGAACGTGACACGCACGGGCGTCACAACCCCGGCTTGGGCGTCTGCTGGTGGCCGGGATCTGATCTCGTTCCCGGACACGTTCATGCAGATCATCGACACCTACACCGACACCGGCAACTGGGACTCGACGATTCCCGCATATAACCCGGACAAGCGCGCAGCCGAGTTCGCATTCATGCGAGGCGGATTGGACCGCGCGACACCACTGGAAGTGCTGCGGATCATTACCGGCTCCGACTCCGGCCTGTTCGGGATCGACGCCTGGTATCTCGGCATCTACGGCTACGACCAGCCGAACAATCGGATGATCAAGATCTGGGACTCCGGCGATATCAAAGCGATCTTGGTCGACCAACGCAAGCGGTACCACATTGCGACAGGGCTCAGTTTGATGGCAGAGCCTGACCAACTGTTCGCTGTGGCCTCGTTGCAGATCGCACCCGGGTTGGCTCAGAGAACTCGTGGGCATGGCGCGATCAAGCTGACCAACATCTCAGAGCAAGCCGGCACAGTCCCGCAAGCCCGGCACGCGAGACTGAGCAACCAATCATCGCTTCCAGCAACCGTTTCAATGGGTTCCTTCGAGTACGACAAACGCCGACTGATGTGGGCTGCGTTGGGGGCGTCGACATCGTGATGAACGACGGAAAGCTCTGTGTCACTGCTGATGAAGTCGCTCAGTTTGTCGCCCCGGCAGTCGCAAGCTACGGCCCGGTCGCCCCACATCTGTGGCTGATCGAAATGACCACGGGAGAAACGAAAGTCGTTCGATCAGGTGACTACGAGAACCTTCCCGATGGTTGGGCACTGCTGATGACCGGGCCTGATCCGAGTTGGGTAGCGCAATGGGGCGGCGACTGGCAACGAGCGTGCGACGAGCAACTCAACCCGATTCTCTCGCAGATCAATCCATCCACAACCGAGGAGCAGACATGACCTTTCGAACTGTTTACGGCAACACGTATTCCGAGAACGGTTGGCGCATGTGCAACCGCGACGAGTGCGAAATCACGCGCCTTCCGAACCTCTTTCTCGTCGACACCGCGCCACTCCGCAAGGGGGCACCGCTCACAATCCTCGGCGCGTGGCTCTACTGGTACGACCGCAACGTCGAAGAGATCCTGTCCCCGACGTGGGGTTGGTCCAACACGAACGATGTCGCGAACTCGAATCATCTGTCCGGGACAGCAGTCGACGTGAACGCGCCGAAGTACCCGTGGGGGCAGCGCGTCATGCCCGCCGCACGGAAACAGAAGATCCGCGAGGGTCTGGCGTTATTCGAAGGCACTGTCTTTTGGGGTGCCGACTGGTCGCGAGCGGACGAGATGCATTACCAGATGGCATTCCGCGAAGGTGATCCACGGAACGAAGTTTTCGCCGCGAAGCTCCGCGCCGGCCACCTCGGCATCTACGGCGGTGGCACGACTGCCCCCACTCCGTCGACTCCGACACCGTCGACTTCGCGTCCGACGTTGCGTCGAGGATCCACCGGTGGCGACGTCAGTTACCTGCAGTCGCTGTTCAACCGCGCTTACCCGGCCTATTCGAAGCTCGCAGTCGACGGAGACTTCGGCCCCGCAACGGAATCCGTTGTCCGCGAGTTTCAGCGCCGGGCAGGACTCGGCGTCGACGGTGTCGTGGGCCCCGCGACGTGGTCGAAGCTCGGTGTGAAGTGAAGGGCTTCGGCGCCCTCGCCGCGACACTATGCCTCATCACCGTCGGTACAGCAGCCGCAACCGCACTCGGGTTGTGGCGCTGGGCCACCCGATACGAATCCATCATCCGCAACCAGAACAACGAACGATAGGAACCCGCATGCCTCTTCTCGATTCCATCCGCACCGCGGTGCCCGCGTCTGCCCGCGAGAACTGGTACCGCTACGGCGGCGCCATCATCGTCTTCCTCTCATCCTGGGGATATATCGACACCGCCGTCGTCACACAGTGGACAGCCCTCGTGTTGGGGGTTATCACATTGCTGTTCGCGGCGCTGCACTCCACCTCGAGCGTGCGCACCGCGCTCTACCTTCTCCTCGTCGCGGTCCAGGGCGTCGCCGGGGGAGTGTTCGGGATCCTTAACGAGCAGCGTTGGGGTGCGATCATCACGTTGGCGGCGTTGTTCCTCGGTGTGGCGACCGCGGCGGCGAAGACTCCGACGCCCATCGAATTCCAGGGCGTTCGCGCAAGTACGTCCTGGTGACCTGACTAGGCGGGGCGAGGGGCGGGACCAGTTGTGGTCTCGCCCCTTTCTCATGTCCGCTACAGTTGCGGTAGATACAGTGGACGAAGGGGACACAGTGAGTCGTGCATACGGTTGGAACGATACGAATGACGCCACCATCGACGAGGAAGCAGAAGTCATCCGCATGATGGCCACCACCCTCCTCGACGGAGGCTCACTCCGCGGACTCGTCGACCACCTCGAAACCGAAGGCATCTCCACCGTCTCCGGTAAAGCGTGGAAACCGATCACCATCAAACGCGCACTCACCAACCCCCGCATGATCGGAAAGAAGCAGAGCGGCGACAAACTCGTCGCCACCACCATCCCACCGATCCTGCAGCCCCGAACCTACAAACGACTATGCGAACTGCTCCTCGATCCGGAGCGCGCGAAGTACACCGGCGACCGCACCCAAGTCGCACTCCTCGGTGGCGGGCTCGCACGGTGCGGAGGCTGCGGCCGACCCATGTACGCGGCATCCACCGTCGGCCGACCAACCGTCTACGCCTGCTCCACCCGCAGCAGCGACTGCCCCTCCATCGTGTCCGTCCAAGCCGAACTCCTCGAGGCAGACGTCATCGAGAGGGTCCTCGCGCGGTTGTCGTCCCCGAAGTACCGGAGAGCGCTGACGAAGTCGATCAACGAACTCGGCTCCCGCGAGGAAGGTGAAACCCGGGTCGCCGAACTTAATGCCCGGTTCACCGCGCTGGGGGAGGACTTCGCCGACGGACTCATCGATCGCGAAACCATGCGCGCGGGCACTGTCCGAGTCCGCGCGAACATCGCCGCAACCGAACTGAAGATGGCGCAACGGGAAGTCCTCATCGACCTCCCGGAACCGTCAGCGGATGACATCGTGAAGTGGTGGGAGGAAGCGGATAAACGTCGGCGCCGCGACGTCGTGTCCATCGTCGTCGACCACCTCACCGTCAAACCTACCGACCGACGAGGCCGCGACGGACTCGACCCTCACCGTGTCGATTACGTGTGGAAAACACAGTGAGTCTGGTGTTTCATTCGGCGTCATAATATGACTGAATTCGCTGGATCAGTCATATTATGACGCGCAAATAAACACCCAGATGCAACGAAAGCCCCACGAAACGGTGGGGCCTTCTGTGTTGCTGCGGCGAATCTAGTTGAAGTTGATTCGTGCTCCGCCGGAAAACATCGAGTCGTGGACTTCGATGGCGGCGGGAACTGCTCCTACTGGGATATCGAATACCACTCGGGTGGATCGAGTGATGCCAGGGTTAATGTCGCCCGCACCTTTGTCGTCCCCTTCGAGACCGAACTCGGCTGAATAGTTGTTTGTGAATTCTCGACCCTGATCGTCGATCAGGACCTGGTTCGAGCTCGCGTAGTACTGCGATTTGTTCGACGTGTTCGTGACATCGACGTAGACGACCACGAACTGACCCTCTGCTGTTTCACTGAACCACGACGATTCTTTTCCGATCGTCGCGAGTCCTGACTCAACTTTGGTGACAACGAAGCCGAACTTTCCGTCCCTCACTTCGGTGCCGAAACCTGTCGCGACTTGTTCTTGCTTCGTTGTGGTTGTTTCAGGGGTCCGTGTTGGCGTTTTCGTTTCTCGTATTGTTTCTTCCGTCCCGACGCCGCTACTGAGATACGTCGGTTCGGGTTTCGATCCGGCAAGGTTGGCGACGACGGTTGTGCCCATAATGAGCGCAACTACGCCGACAAACAAGGCGATAAGAAACCAGATCACCTTTGTCGACGAAGTCATCGGAGGCTTTGGGTTTACCGTTGCGAGGTTCGACGAGCGTGCCTGCGTCTGGTTAGTCCACCGCTGCCCGTCCCAGTACCGCACGATTGTCGGGTTCTGCGGGTCTGGATACCAGCCGGGCTGTGAGTTCATCGTCGCGTCTTTCAGTAATTCGGTGGGGGCGGGGGAGTCGTTGCCGGCTGGACGTGGTGCGTCCATTGAGCACCGTCGTACCAACGGATCCATGCGGGGTTCTGCTGATCTGGATACCAGCCCGCACTCAAGCCTGATGGTGGCGCAACGAACTGCACCGCGGGTGGCCGCTTGTCGCCCACTCTGATGAGCGCGCGGATCACGAGGGCGACGAATGTAATCGGGAGGACGATGAAGATGAGGAACAGGAATATTTGCGCTGGTGATGTTTCGTCCAATGCGCCGCCACCAACGATGATCGCGAAAGCGAGCACGCCTGCAAGGTAGAGCGCGCCGCGAACTCGCTTGTCGTCCATGACTGGCCTTTCGGGAAGTGTCCGTAATACATACCAGACAGTCCGGACACTGGGGAACTAAACCCTGGCGCCCTTCGCTAGATTGCACGCCCGACATAAGAGTTGAACATTGCCTTCCGTGCTCGCGCCCCCTCTGGAGAACGGAATGATGTGATCGTATTCAAGGTAGGAATTTGCGCCGCATTCCACGCAAACCCCTCGATCACGCTGAAATACAGCAGATTTGACGTGCGCCGGTATGTGCCGCGATGGACGGTCCCCGTTGTCCGGTAGGAGGATTCGTCGGTCGATCCGTAGGGCCGTGTCCACCAGGATGGATGTGTACTCAGCATCGGGAACCGAGAAACGCCCGCTGAGTGACCGGGCTGTTGACTCGACAAGAACGGTGGTGCGGTCGAGGTATGACACCCTCTGCACCTTGCTCAGTGGGATTTCGCCGCCATGCTGCTGAGCGATAAACCGGATCTTGCGGTTGGTGATCGCTAGTTGTCCCTGGGACGGAGTGGGGCCAGCTTGGAGGTCGCGCCAGCGAGTTGCGCCAGAGACCATGTAGCAGTATTCGTCAGTGGGCAGATGGAGTCCTGGGACTTGAACAGTTGGTAAGCGACCTTGGCGGATCTCGCCGAGCATCTGCTCTCTGAGTAGTTGAGATTCGATGTGGGTGACCGCGGCGGGTTCCAATTCAAAAGCGTGGGCTGCTCGTCGGAAGGTGGCGAGTTCGTCGTCGGTAACGATGCCGTCACTGAGCGCGTATGTGGCGTATCTGTTGAGCCAAGCCAGTGCATCCGCACGAATGGTGTCGAGCGCATGTTTCCGAGGGATACGCGCGCCGTACAGCCATTCATGCAATGTGATCCATTCAAGTCCAAGGGGGCCTGAGTGTGCCAATATGTCTCTCGCTGCCGCCGAGTACTGCGTGAGCGTCGCGTTGGCGAAAGCTTTGCAGTCGGGGCAATAGCTCTGGAGCAATCGGGTCTTGATGCCGCATCGTGCGCAGCCATCGCTTGTCGACCGAAAGGCTCTGAGCCACTTGTCTGCCATGGGAGATACATACCAGACAGTCTGGACATCGTGGAAACTTTGTCGGTAGTCCAATGCACCATGCCGCTATGGCGATTCCATTGGCTACTCGAATCCTGGGGATCCACCCCTTCAGTGAACTGCACGCCCGCGGCTGGGTGCTTGAGAACATGTCGGAACCGTTCGCTCGGTTGCCTGGCAGAAATCCGGTGAGAACTGCGTACTTTTCGTGGGGGTACGCGGGGTTTACATTCGATGTGGACGAGACCGGACAGATGAGTGAGTTCGCGACCTTTGTGCGCGACGACGACATAACACTCGTGGCTGATACTCCACAGGCCGTCGCCAGTTTGGTCGCCAGTTCACCGAAGGCCAGTCTGGACGAGTTGTGCGCGATACCTGACGTCGCCGACTTCCATCAGAGACACAAATCCTGAGCGGCTCGCAGCACTGCCACTGTCCCCGAGTTGGCTGCCAAACATACGGCGCACTCTGCACGGTCGAGAGTGCTCCGACACGTTAGATCGGCGGGTCGGAATTGCCGCTCGCCGATCCGCCTGGTCCCGGTGCGGTCCCGACTCAGGCGAGTCAACGCCGCTAAACATGCCGAACATGCTCAGGATGAAAACAGCGCTGAACTGCACAAATCACTTCGTTCGATGTCCACGCAAGCGATGTCGACGAGGACGGTGAAACCCGCAACAACTCCCGACACGCTGCGGGCACCTCTCGACTGGAATGAACGACTCCCGGAAATCTTAGTCCGGGCAACGAAAAGGCCGCGCAGTCGAGTGACTGCGCGGCCTCTTCGGTACTTCTACGTATGACTACCGTGCGGCGGTGAAGGGGAGCAACGCCATTTCGCGGGCGTTCT